CGTGGGCTCGGAGATGTGTATAAGAGACAGTAAAATATAATATGGATAAAATAGATAATTTAGATATAAATGCTTTATCTAATAACGATAAAGGACTTTATCTTAAAGATATAAAAACTAAAGGTGTTTATATTAAAGACGAACTTATTGCAAGTACCGATTTTGATTGGATGAAATTATTTCCATCTCTAACTAATAATTTAGTTGATAAAAGTCAAAGAGATACTAATGGACTTGTTGTTTGTAATTTTAGTTCTCTTCCTATTATATTAAAAATAAATGGTATTAATAATAGAAGTTTTAATCCTCATACTCTTGACTGGACTAATATTGCTCATGTAAACTCTGAAATTACTTTACATAGAGACGAAAATAAAAGACTTCGATATATAAGTATTATATTTGTTTCGTATTCAAATATGTCTCTAAATTCAGTTTCTATAAATGAGGATATACATTGGGCTGCTGGTATTGATGCTAAAATTGTAGACATTACTGCTTTTGGTCCAGATTTAGCTGATTATAAAGGATTTAATATAGTTGTTTTATTATTTGATGATAAACCTTAAAATTATGAATAAAGAAGAAAATAAAATAGCCGCTTTCTCTGTTGGGGGAGGGGCTTAAGATAGGAAACATTGATTCAAATGGTGTTTATGTTGGAGATAAATTAGTTGCTGGAAATTACTTTGATTTTAGTCAATTGTGGAGTAATCTTGTTTATATTCCGGATGATAAAACAGATTCTTATAATGCTGTTCTTATTGTTAATCTAAGCACAGATACTATAACGTTTAGTAGAAATGGACAAAAAAGTTATGTTGACCCAAAAAGTATAGATTGGTTTGCAGCAGGTATTAGACCTGGACATGTAGTCGGACAGTCTATTATAAATGGTAATAAAACTGTTAATGCAATTATATTTACAGTTACAATAGGAAATAAAATAGAAATTGTAACAAAACGTAATATAAGTGCTGGTGAAACCATAATATCTTACGGTCAAGTTAACGTTTCACCTTTTGGAAGAACTGTAATAGTATTTGATGCTTAATAAATAAAAATTATTTTCATTGAAAATAGTTTTGCTGTTTAAAAATAATAAATATATTTGCTAAACAAAATCAAACTATTGCTAATGCTGATAAACTTAATAATTAAATTATTAACAGTGGTTATTTATTCGTTTTCGTTTTAGCATAATTTTTATTAGCTAAAGCAATAGTTTGATTTATTTATTGTCTAACTAAAATTTATAACAATTATGGAACTAAAAAAGTTTTGGAAGTATTTGGCGATAGGAATGGTTATTGCCGTAGTATTTGGTATTACTCTTAATGTTGGTTGGGAAACTGTTTTTATTAATCTTGTTTTAGGCTTCGGTACTGCTATTGGTAAAGGTATGCGTAAAGATTATGAAATGAAATATGCTTTTCTTAATTATACTATTCCAATGTTAATTGCCGGTATCATTACTGCTGTTTGTATATCTTTATCTATTGCTTAATATGAATTATTTAGATACTATTATTAATCAAATTCTTAATAATTTTGATTTTGCATATATGCTTATTGTTAATGTATTATGTTTTATTCTTATTAAAATTCATGATTATCTTAATGGAGATGGTCGTAAAGTTGCAACATGGAATAAAAGATTATACTTAGTAATAAGCATTATTATTATTGGTGCAGTTTATCAACAAGCTGGTGAAATCAAAACTACTGTTCTTGTTAATAGTGCTATTCTTGCTCCAGTATTTTGGAGTTGGATTGCTGCTCCGATATTGCATAAATTTGGTATTACATATAAACAGGCAGATGATGCTCTAAAATAGACTGTTTAACATCCCCCGTAGAGGATGAGACAATGATATGAATCTTTCTCATTCCTTTACGGGGGGTCTTAATTTCTGAAACAATGATAATCGTCAAAAACAAAATAATTCCATTCGGTAGTTATACTACTATTAACTTATTTGGTATTCTATTTACTAAATCTGATTATCTTAGTCCTATAACTATTAATCATGAACGTATTCATACAAAACAGATGCTCGAACTGCTTATAGTAGGTTATTATCTTTGGTATATTATTGAATATATAATTGTTTGTTTCTGTCATAAAAAACAGAATGATGCTTATCATGATATTAGCTTTGAAGAAGAAGCTCATAATAATGATAATAATCTTCATTATCTCGATAATAGAAAACATTTTGCATGGTGGAAATACGTTCGATTGCGTTCTGCCGAATAGCAAAACTATACTGTTATATGCACGTAGATGCGGTTTGCTTTACACCTATTCGATTCAGATATACGAAATGATTAATCTATCGAGATGGACACAAAATGGCTTGACGAGCCTTAAAATGCGTCACAGTAAATCACAATCAATAACGCTCTAATTAATGATATTATGGACAATATTAAAATTTCTAAGTTCGTTGCTGGACTTGACCTTGACAAAAATAGAAAGAAGTTGCTGATAACATTTATCGAAGAACTAATTAAAGAAAGTACGGAATCTGATTATAAACTTCCTTTAGCTTCTGCTGATACTCGTGGTGGTATTAAAAGTGGTTATCAACAAAATGGTAAAAATTATCCTGTTCAAATTGATGCTCAAGAACAAGCTTATGTTAACGTTCCTTGGACTGATAACAATACTACTTATTCTAAAGCAACAGACGCAACTCTTGGTCTTGTTAAAATTGGATATGCTGCTAATGGTAAAAATTATCCAATTGTTCTCGATGGAGATGGTAAGATGTATGTAGCTGTTCCTTGGACTGATACAAGATATACTTTGCCTGCTGCTACTACTTCTGCTCTTGGTGGAGTTAAAAAAGGAGCTGCTGTTGCTCCTGCTGCTACTGGAGCTGATGCTGCTGCATTAGTTACTAAAATAAATGAACTTTTGACAAGTCTTAAAAACGCTGGTATAATCGCTTAAATCAATAATGATTATGAAAAAGATAATTGAAATACTGCAAGCTATATACGAAGAATTGAAGTTGCAAACTAAAATATTAAGAGGAGAAGAAGATGTATGATAGTTGGTAATCCTATTATAATGATTCTTAAAGCTATACTTAATTGGTTTCGTCTTAGACGCGATTATATAGCTAATGCTGTTGATAAAATTCCTCCGGAAATTAAAGATGCTCTTGTCGCTTGGTATAGTCCTGTTAAACAAAAGTTGAGCAATTACGATGTTATTGAAAGTTATATTATTGATTTTACTACGTTTAATAATAGAGATGATGCTATTATAAATAACAATAAATTTGTTTTTACTGGTAATGTTGTAGTTGGCATTAATTACGAACGTATTCAAGTTGAAAAATATAATTCATATAAAATACTTATTAAAGGACTTACAGGTGGTATTTATTATTATTATCGTAACGCTGATGGTGTAGAAAACTATATTATATTTAATAAAGATGGTGTTTATGATATACCTGTTTCTTATAAACAAGGAACTGAAGGTATTATTATGGGTTATACGTGTAATTCTACTACTGAATGTACTGTTACTCAACTTCCTACTTCTATTCTAAAAGACTTTAGCGGTAATAAACACAATGCTTATCTTTATGGTTTCAAAGGTAAACTGAATAGTGGTGTTGGTATTTATGCTCAAGATTTTAAGAATTGGAATTACGGTAGAGCTATTAATAGCAATATAAGTACAAAATCTTATAACAAATTTCATATAGTTAAAAAGAAAACTGATAATTGGTTTGGTTTTACTATTGGCATTCCAAAAAATAATTATTATAATCAACCTTATAAACTTAAATTTAATATCAATAAGAAAATAGACGATATTAAATTTAGTGTAGTTAGTACTGATGGTAATTTACAATCTACGCAAGTTTATTCGGTTAATATTAATGATGGTAGTGTAATCGACGTTCCTATTGTTAGTGAAGAAGTTTTTAATAATAAAGAAGAAACTAATATTTATTATGGTTTCGGAACAAATAAGGATATTGAAATTGATGTTGAAATGATAGCGAATTATCCTAATCAGCTTTGTTATGATGGTAAATTTTATGCTGTTGCTTACGGACTTCCTATTCTAACCGATTATACTGTTATTGCTGATAGAACTTGGTTTGCTGAAAAAGTTGATAATGGTGTATTTATGTCTAAAGCGTTAGAGCAAAATGGTGCTTTTATTTTAGAATATAAACAAGGGGGATAAATGGTATACATATTCATATTATTCACCAACTAATATAAATATAGATAAAGATAATTCTATTGTTTATCAAACTAAAAATAAATATAATGAACAAACTATATATCCTGGCGATAAACAAGATACTGATACTTTATTTATAGGAACTATTAGGAAAGATGATTCAAGAAGTTTTATCGGTTGTCACGGCGATATTCTTCTATTCATATGTTTAAGGGTGTTACTATTGGCAATGGTAAAATTAGAATTGGTCTTCCAGGAATTAATAAAGATATAGTTTTAGATGCTAATGATATTGAAACGTTTAAACAAAGTCTCGTTAAATAGTGTATTTCTCGATTTAATTCTTAAAATAAGTGGCGGTAATCTGTTTGTGAAAATAGGTTATCGCCATTGTTTTTATAATGGTCGTATTGATAATATAATATATTTGTCTTATTACTAATATTAATACTATTATTCCTATGGCTACACTAAACCAATTAATCAGTGAAATTGCTCATGCTACCAGTTCTCCGAATACATTAGCTGTTCGTAGAAACATTCGTCAAGCGATTATTCATACTCGTAATGAGTTAGTTCGTAGAAGTTATGAAGCTCATGGCTATATTGATAACGGTCTTGAACAACGTTTTAGACTTGAACTTGTTGATGTTCCTGATGGCGATTTATATAAATCAGAGGGATTGAATCTTCCTTTTGTTAAGAGAACTAAACATAAAGTTCCTCGTCCTGTACGTCTTATTAATAATACTCCTTTTCAATCTGTTTCTACTGTTGGAACTTATACTCTTTCAGTTCCTTTTGTTCGTGAACATGCTGTTCAATTTTATAATCATTTAATTGGTCTTTGTCGTGTTCTTCGTTATGATTATATAAATGATTATATTTATATATTCACTAATTCTGATACAATACAAGCTAATATTAATTTTATTGTTATCAAATCTCCTTTTGAATATCCTCATTTAATTAAAACTGAAACTGTTGAATCTGCCGGAAGTTTTTCTGATACAGATTATGATGATAGCGAAGAATTAGATGATAATGAATTTCTTCTTCCGGAAGATATGATTGGTAATATTAAGGATATTATATTTAAACGTAATCTACTTAATGTTGCTCGTGAAACAAACGAAACTCCTGTTGAAAATCTTGTTCGATAAGTTATGGTTGCTGATATAGATATTAAACATTATTACGCTAAGTTTATAGAACAATCTAAATCTGATTATGAAGATAGTAAAAAAGAATATGATGATTTAGTTGTTGTTAAAGGAAAACTTTATAGAAATCTTAATGATAAACTTGATATTATTAATAATTTCTTTGAATTAGAATTATCTTCTCTTGATAACGACGAAGAAATATTAGTCGTTGATTATGATGCTATTCGTAATAAAGTTAAAACTTCTGGTTTTATTCAATCTGATTCTTCTCATAAAGTTACTGTTCTTAATTTTATTCGTTATGTTCAAACTACCAAACTAATATATGGTAAAAAGAAACAACTTGAAGTTGCTAAAATTCGTAAGATGATTAATATTACCGATTATAAAAAACTTGTTTATAAGTTTTATAATTATGGTGTTGCTAAATGTATTCTTGAAGGAAATGGATATAAATTTGCTGGCGGTTTAGGAACTATTGTTTGTAATCGTTGGAAAGTTCTTTCTGATAAGAAAGTTATTGATTTTCATGCTACTAATAGAAAGAAAAAAGAAATTATCGCTGCTGGTCTAAAACCTTATGATAAAGAAGAAGCTGAAATATATAAACTTCGTGGAATGAAATATGATGGAGTTGATTATAAAGTATATAAAAGTAATGATTATTATTATGAATTTAAACTTATAGATAATAATCGTTATCATTCTGTTAATGTTAAGTTTATTCGTAAAGATAGATTTCCTAAAGATTTTAGTGGTAAAAGCCATGAAGAAATAGCTAAAGCTTGTAAGTCTGTTGATGATATTTATAAACTTAAAGCTGATATTAGATGTAAACTTATGATACTTCTTCATTATGAACCTATGTCTTATCTTAATTTTGTAAGAAATGCAGAACAAAATGAACATAACGTTGGAGCACATAATAGCAAAAATCGACAACGATTTCAATCCTGATAATAGCGATTGGATTGCTCGTGTTCCTGCATGGTGTGTTGATGCTATGTCTCAACTTAAAGTTCTTAGAACTGAATATAAAATTCGAAAGCTAAACGTAGAAAATCGTATAGCTCACAGCCCTTGTCCTATTACTAATAGCAAGGGTTTTGCTGTTTATGACCGTAATGGTTGTGAGATTAAAAGTCTTGCTTATAATAAGAAACATGCCCAATGTTGTAGTCCCTCTACGGGGGGTCGGGACGATATGGATAACGAAATGTTAAGTCCGTCTGATACTATTTATCTTACTGATACAGGTGTTAATAGAACTCATTATCAAGCTGTTGCTGAACATGTCAATACAGACGAGTTTAATAAACGGCATACTGTTGCTGACCAATTCATATCCCCCGTAGAGGATAGAAAAAATTATATCATTGTTGACAATAATACTATTGAATTAAATTTTGATACTGATTTTGTTACTATTCGTAATCTTGAAATAGCTACTGAACATAGCGATTATTTTAACGGAGAAATACCAGTAGTTCCTAATAACGGTCTTCTTATTGAAGCACTTGCTTATTACTGTATGTATAAAATGCTTACTCGTGGTATGAAACATCCTGTATTTAATCTTGCTGCTTCTCAATATGGAACTAATCCTTATTATATGTGGATGCAATTAAAAGATAAAGCTAAAGCTTCTGTTATTGCCGACAATCAAGGAGTGAATGGTTATGATGGAGATGCTTGGCGTGCTTATTTTTATAATTATACATTTCCTAAATAATTAAGTTATGCAATTAAGTCAAATATTAAACTTTGATACTCCTTATGAACATCTTAAGGATGGTGACTTAGTTCATGCTGGAAATGTAATGATTGATAAAGATACTCAAACTATTCAGAATGAACCTGGTCTTAAAGATTTTTATATTCATGGTGTTGATGCAAATATAGTTGGACATATTGAATGTAATCAAGAATTTGTTTTATTCTTTGATAATAGTCAAATTTATCGTGTTAATGTTGACGGTAGTAATCCTAAACTTGTTGATATTCGTTGGCATTGGTGCGGCGGACAAGTGTTTGGAACTTATACTTATAATGTTAACAATGAACTTATAGTTTGTATTAGTGAACAAAATCCTACCGAAGATTGTCCTCTTAAAAGTATTAATCTTGACAAAGATAAAGATTTAAATCCTTATATTACTGATGGTAATGATGAACTTTATACAGAATTAGCTACTGCTCCGATTAGTAATTTTGGAGATGTTAGTTTTGTTAATGGTTCTCGTATTAAAAAAGGAACTTATATATTTTTTATTCGTTATTGGATTGATGATTATTATAAAACTATATGGTTTCCTATTGGCTATCCTGTACATGTTACTGATATAGCTGCTCTTCAAACCCCTAAAACTGTATTTAGCTATTCAGGAAATTCTACTGTTGGTAGTGGTAGTATTCAAGATTATTATAATGAAGATGATGATTATACTAATACTAATCCTCAGATTCAAGTTCGTATTTATACTGATACTATTAAGGCATATAATAAATATCAATTAGGTGCAATAGTTAATGGCAATGCTTCTACCGAAGCTGTTGTATGGAAAACAAAAAGTATTACTGCTCTTGCTACATTTGATATTGATAATAATTTTGAAACTATTTCTCTCGATGAACTTACTAATGAACCTTTTAATTTTTATAACGTAAAAGCTCTTGATAATTATCGAAACAGAGTTTATTTAGGTAATTATAAAATTGCTAATAAAAATTCTGTTTTTGAAAAGCATAAAGATTATCTTAACGAGCAAATGGCGAAAGTTGTTATTAGTGCTGTTGATAGACGAGAGGGTAATTATCCTACTTCTGCCGAAGCTATAAATTTCTTCAAGCCAAAACCTGGTCGTCGTGGCATTTATACTTTCTTTATTCATTATGTTTATCCGAACGGTACTTATACTGATGGTTATCCAATTAATACTATCAATAACGGCGCTAATGATGTCGGTGGAGTTAATCTTAAAGCTGAAAGAATAACTCTTGCTAATGGAGAAAGTCTTTATCGTTATAGTTGTCCTACTGATTTATTATATCTTGGTGGAGTTGTTTTTGAACATCTTCCTATGCTTGAAGGGTTTGTCGGTTATTTCGTTAGTTATGAACAACCAAAATATGCTGATGTTGGTAGTGGTTTTATAACTAAAGATGATAAATCTTTATACGATGTTAAAGATGAACAAGTTGGTGGAAGCAATTTTAGGTTTAATTATCCGGAATTTAGTATAATTGGTGGTTCTACTAATGCTAATAAAATATCTGATACTTGTTTGTTTAATTTAGATACAGTTAATGATAATCTAAATGCTATTCTTACATATAATAGTAAAGCTGATGAAAAAATAACTGGTATTGAAAAGACGGAAGTTATTCCTCCCAATAGTTATTCTAATCGTGGTAAAGAAGGAGCTCTTCGTATTAGTACAGCCAATCAAGCTTCTCATACTCGTCAAGGTTTAGTTCTTTCTGATATTTATACTGATGATATTACTGATTTTTATGTTGATGTTGACAAAAATCTTATATCGTTAGGATATATAGAATATGTAAAAGATGTCGTTACTGATGGTAGTGTTAATTATACTTATGGTAGTCTTGAACGTAGAGCAAATAATACTACTGTTTATCCTGTATATGCTTGGAATTATTATTGGAATTTAAGTACAGTATATACTTATCATAGTCGTGGTGTTATTTTTAGTGATGTTAATTGGAATCCGTATGATGCTACTGATAATACAGAATTTTTCAAAGAAGGAAATACTGTTGCTAATAAACCTTTATTATATAGTTTTACTTTTGTTCATGAAAGTCATTATTTCCTAATGGGAAAGAAAATGAATATTAGTCCTCGAACATTATATTATAATATTAGTAGTGGCGAAACTAATACACAAGTTGCTAATTTAATAATTGATGCTTCTCGTATAAATGATTTATATGTTCTTGATGCTAATTATTATAATTATTATCGTAGAATTATAGTTAATTATAATAAGAAGAATGATTTATATAAGAAAGAATTTTATGGTAAAACTGTTTATCGAACAGATGTTATTGGCGACGAAAGTATTGCTAATAGTTGGAAACATATTTCTCCTGAAGCTTATAAAATTATTTCTGAAAATAAAGGTGATATAACTAATATAGTTGGTATTGATACTTATCTTCTTGTACATACTGAAAAATCTTTGTTTGCTTTTAATGTTAATAATCAACTTAAAGCTACTGAACAAGATGTTCAGATGTTAATGCCGGATGTGTTTGAAGTTGAATATAAAGAAATGTTCTCAAGTAAATATGGTATTGCTGGTTTTCAAGATTTTGTTTCTTATATAGTCGGTGATTTCGGTTATATATTCTATGATAGAAATTCAAAGAAACTATATAATTTTAATGGTAGTAATATCGAAGATATTGATGGAAATATAAGTAAATTTATTCATACTTTTAATGCTGATTATATTTATATGGGATATGATACTGCTAATGCTCGTTTGATGTTTAACTTTATAAAAGAAAATAAATCTCGTATTAAACAAAGTTGTATATTTAGTTATAGTCTTTATAATAATAATTGGATTAGTACTCATAGTTATACTTCTGATTATAAATTTATTACTTTAAAAGATAATTTTTATATTGTTGATAAGATTCAAGGAATGTATCGTATTCGTGAATTTGATAATGAAAATTATAATGAATATAATGATGATAATCTTAATCCGTTTATGAATAACGAAGTTATTGATGATAAACTTTGCTCGTACGTTGATGTTTATTTTAATAACAATAATAGTTATAATACTATTAAGATATTAAACTTTATTACTTATATTATCAATAAAGAAAAGAATGATAATTTTGATGTTCTTGGTTGTTATATTTATACTAATTGTTGTTATTCAGATTATTGTAATTTGCTTGAAGAAAGAAAAAGTGTTGCTGAATATAAGAAACCTTATTTAGAATATGGTCGTTGGAATTATAATTGGTTTAGTAATAAACTTAATAGTTTTGAAGAACAAGAAATTGTTAATCGTATTACAGGAATTATAAACAATAATCTTGAATATAATCAAACTGCTGTTGATGCCAAACTAATTGTTGGTAAATATTGTGTTATTAGATTTGTATTTAGAAATACTAATAAGAAAGTTTTAATTAAAGATATTCAAGCGTATTTTAATAAATAATATATGGAAACTAAATATGTAGATAGAGATAAAGCTTTTTGGGGTGCTGCAATCGGCGCTGTTGGTGGTATTGTTGGTGGTTTGTTTGGTCGTAAGAAAAGAAAGAAACAAGCCGAAGCTCAACGTCAAGCTGAAATGATTAATTATCAGAATCAACAAAATGCTATTAATACTCAATACCAAAATACTCAAAATGCTATTGATGCTCAATATGAACAGAATGTTCTAAATGTTAAAGCTCAAGAAGAACTTAATCGACAGCAAAATGAACTTGCTGCTAAAAAGACTGGCATCGAAAACGCTGCCGGTCTTACGTCGTTATATACAAATGAATCTGAATTGAACAAAGAATTTCGTAATAGATTCATGCGTTGTGGTGGTGGACGAAAAGTTCGTAAATGTGGAGGAAGTAATAAGAAAGCTTGTGGTGGTAGAAAGAAAGCTGCGTTTGGTACATGGACAAATGATACTACTAATACTCTTATAGGTACTGTTGGAAATGTTGTTGGAAATGCTATTGCCGGAAGTGGTGGTTATACTCCTACTTCTAAATTGCTTAATTATAAAACTAATACTTATAAAACTTATAAACCTGCTGAATTAGAAGTCTATGATGATGTTGCTGATAAATTCAATGTTCGTAAAATTGGCGAAAATACTGCCAAATATGTCAATGCTCAAAATAATAATATTGCTGCTATGAATACTCTTGGTCAAAATCCTACTGCTGCTATTACTGCTGTTTCGCAAATACAGTCGCCTCGATACGCTTGTGGCGGGGGTAAAAAAGTACGTAAACGTAAACGCTGATACTATTTGCTTGCCCGTCATGGCGTTTTCATATCTGAAATGATTAATCCATCACGATTTGAATTGCATGCCGTGACGAGCCTTAAAACGACTAAATAAAAATTATTGACATGGCAAAAAATAAAGCTAAAGATGGTATTGTAGTTAATGCTGGTAATGGTAATTATATTCCTAATATTGTTCGTGGAGGAGCTGCTATTCCTATTGGTAAGAAAAATTTCTATTATATGCAAGGTAGAAAACATGAACAAGGCGGTATTGATGTTGGTCGTAATCCTAAAACTGGTCTTGAAGTTGAGGGAGAAGAAGTTATGCAAGTTACTCCTAATGAAGTAAGAGTCTATTCTTCTGTTCCTTTTCTTCAAGGCAATAGTCCAGCCGAACTTGTAATGGGTGGAGCTAATCCTGATGCCGTTTTTAATGCTCAAGAAGAATTTAAAGATAGAAATCGTATTAACGATGATGGTACTAAATATCAAATTGGCGGAGAAAAACAAAATAGACAAATAGGTGATTCTCCTTATGATGACCCTACATTTGTTATAAATAAAAAAATTACTTTACGCAAAAAAGCTGGTAGAGTTACTGGACTTAATATTGGAAAAAATACTTTTAATGTTATTAGAACTCTTTCTCGCGGACTTCGTATCCTTAGTCCAATTGCGGAAATTGTTCAAAATGTTTTTCCAAATAAAGAAGCTGAATATGTCCAATCTGCTAATGATTATGCTCGTAATCCTATAAAATTTGATTTTAAAGAAAAAGGTAATATGCTTAAATATGGTGGTCAAACTAAACCAAAATTTGAAGATTGGTATAAGACTGTTCCTGCTGAAATTAATGATACTACTAATTATAATTTAAGAAGAGCTTATGAACTTCTTCCTTTTAATGAACTTGAAGATTGGCGGAATGGAAAAGCTCATCTTAGAAGTATTGCTCCTACTTCTAATGGTGATTATGAATTTCTTAAATCTAAAAAACATCCTACTTATAATAAAGAAATAGAATGGTTTAATTCTAACGATAAAAATGCTATTGAATTTCGTAATAATTATCGTCTTGATAATAAAGACAAATATCCAAAATATATAAAGAAAAGTAAAATGGGAAAACTTGTTTCTATAAATGGTAACGTTAAAAACGGTCTGATACATACTCCTAATCAAGATGTTCTTGCTTATAATAAAGAAAGAAAACCTCGATTTAATGGGCGTTACTCTAAGCCTGGATTACATAATCTTGAACTTCTTGCTGCTGATTTACTATTACCAAAAGGTAAAGTTAATATTGAACCTGATGTTCCTAAACGTTTAGGTTGGGTTGAAGCTCATAATAGATTAGTTGGTGCTGATATATCTCAAAAACCTTTAGATGCTAAAAAAGATAATACTAATGTTGTTCATACTATTTCTGAAACAGAAAGACGTACTCGTAAATTTGTTTGTGGTGGACGTTCTAAAGCTAAAACTGGAACTAAAAAAGATAATGTAATTGATGAAATTGTTATAAATGCTGCTCGACCAAAATTATCCGCATATAGTGTACTTAAAGATAACGATACTTCTAATAGACATTCTAAAAAAGTAATAGAAAGAGAAGTATATCAAGCCGATGCTTTATCTTCTGATAGACTAAAAACTAAAATTGATAATACTCCATATAAAGAAAAAGAAATTGATACAAGTTATGGAGATAGAATTGTTACTCCTTTGATAAATTCTAAATCTGTTACTAAAGCTGAAAGAAATACTAATATTCGAGGACGTATTAACAATGAATATGATTCTGTTGAAGAATTACTTAATCGAGTTAGAGAATTAGGAACTGATGCTCAAGATAAATCTAATAAAGATTATATTCCTTATAGTTCTCCTGTTGATAATTATGGAGAAAAAACATTTAGAAATAATATTACGCTTGATAGACTTAATAGATTTGGTATTACTCCTCATACTTACGGAAATGGAGAAAGGACTATTAGTAATACATCAATAAATAACAATCAAGATATTATTGAAAGTATTAATAATGAGACTCCCCGTAAGGGAACTAACCAATCAAGCTCATCTTCTACGGGGGGTGTTAATAATAGAACTTCTAAATCTGCTAAACCTACTATTCAAAGAGTTAATAGATTAGCTCCTGCAACTAATGCTGAAATGGCTGGTATTAGAAGAGGTCTTGAACCATTACTACAAAATACTATTGTAGATAAACTTAATAAAACTGTTGATAACGATTTGAATGTTATGCCTGTTCAAGATGATGTTGCTAAAACTCGCAATATGGATAATATTCTTTTAGGAGTTAATCTCGGTAGTTCTGTTTTAGATGCTGTAATGGGAAATATTTATGCTAATCAAATGCATGGATATACTGCTCCAAATATTACTGCTCCTACTATTGAAAATCCTGGAGAAATTAAACTTAATGAGGAAGATTTAAAAGATATTCCTGCTCCGATTCTTATGGCTGCCGCTAAATTAAAAACTCGTTATAACGCTAATCCTCAGCTTAGTAAAATTGAAGATGATACTCGACGTATAATGAGCGAGATTGGTCGTAATACTTCCAACAGTCGTGTTGCTCTTGCTCGTAAACAGCGTGCTGCTTTACAAGGACAGCAAGCTAAGAATGAAGTTTATGGACGTAAAGAAAATATTGAAACTGAATTGATTAATAAAGATAAACTTAATCAACAAGAAGTTACTGCTCGTAATCTTGCTCGTTATGACCAGTATAATCAAGCTCTTGCTGCTCAACGTGCTAATCGTGCAAGACTTAGACTCGCTGCTGATACTGCTAATATTCAAAACAAACTTGCTGTTAGTACATCTAATGCTCAACTTAAATCTCAAGCTGATAGATTTAATACCGCTAATAAAATTAATCAACTTGTACATCAGGCTGGTATTGATGCTGCTAAAGCAGAAGCGCGTTCAAATATATTTAGCGGTATGTTAGGTAATATTGGTAGTGCTCTTAATACATGGAACAGAAATAAACGTCAAGCTAAACTTGATGAAGAAACTCTTAGAGTTCTTGGTTTACTTGCTCCTAATGCAAACAAACTTGTTCTTAGTGCTCTTGGTTATTAATTTTTAAAATAATATAGATATGCCTTTTGGTAGTTTTAAATCAATAGATTATAATTATGTTCCTAAACATAATTTGGAAGTTATAGGTCAAACTTATGATTATCTTCAACAAAGACATGATGCTGCTGTTGCTCAAGAAAGTGCTTTAAAGAAACAAATTGGTGAACTTGAACTTAACGCTCAAGAAGATGAATTTAAACAAATGCTTGTTAATAGCATTGAAAGTAAAATTCAAGATGCCGTTGTAGGAGATTTTAAAGGTTATGCTCTTGATGAAATAATTGCTGAAGCTGGTAATCTCGCTTCTGACCCACGTGTTATTGGTCGTCTTCGTGCTCAACAACAATATAAAACTTATCAAGATAATCTTAATGCTCGTACTGATTTATCAGAAGATTATAAAAATTATTATCGTCAAGTCAATACTTATCATTATGAAGATAAGTTAGATGCTGCTGGAAATGTAATTGGTGGTGCTGAATGGAAACCAAAAAAACAAGAAGTTAGTGAAGTTCCTACTTCTGTTATTTATAATGAAGCTTTGAAAATTGCTCAAGCTGATGCTGGTGGAGGAGAAAGTTATAGTTTTCTTGATGCTAATGGAAAACCTACAAGCGATTATACTAAATCTGCTACTGGAGAAATGTTTATGAAAAGCGGTAATAAATGGGAAAGACTTAGTGAAGATAAACTTCAACATGCTCTTGATGCTGCTATTGAGGGAACTCCTGGTGCTAAAGCAAGTCTTCAACAGGATTACGATATTGCTCTTTGGAAAGATAAAACTCAATCTAAGAATAATGATGTTCGTGATAATAACGGAAATCTTATGAATTATGATGAGTTTATTAATCGTCGTTTTAATAACTTTAAGAAAGCTGCTGCTTATAACAGAAGTTATAGTACGTCTGAATTTGGTGAGGCTTTAGCATCTGCTAAGAAAATTGCTGCTGCAAGTGGCGGTGTTGCTAATGATAATAATTTTGCCAATGTTATAGTAGATGGTGCTCCTCTTGTTGCTAAAAATGAAAGTGCGATAGAAGCTCGTGCTAATATTCAAAATAGTAAATCTACTATTGCAGATATATTTTCTCGTAATGGTGTTCAAGGAGATATTAATTCTATGGATACTGCTGCTCTTCGTCAACAAGTTAATTCATTACCTAATAGTCCTGAAAAACTTGAAGCTCTTAATGCTATAAAAACTATTGAAGATAATACTGAATTTATGAATAAGATTCTCGGAGTTAATGCTGGTACAGAAGCTGGTAATGCTTTTGAAACTTATACCGCTCTTAGTTCCGGAACTGATATTCCTGATAATCAATTTAGAAGTGGCGTTAATCAATACATGGATGCCATATTTGACGAGAATACTTATGCTGTTAGACAATATCTTAATGATGATGAATATACTACTCTTGTTAAAAACTTAGGTGGAGATAATGCTCTTAAATCTTTGGGTATTAAAATTGGTAGAGAAAATGGAATGCAATATGTTGAACTTCCTCGTCAAGCTAAAAACAATACATTTAATTTCTCTAAAGCTGTAAGAGATGCTCGTAATCAAAATACAAATCTATTTAAAGAAATGATACAAATGCCAGGACGTGCTCTTCGCGGTCTTGGTTTTATTGATTATGATAAGACTAAAACAATACCTAACGCTGTTAAAATTGGTAAGAATGGAGAAAAAATTCTTGATGTTACTCCTACTGAATTATCTGCTCAAGGAACTGATTATGGTAGCAATACAAGTTTAGGTGGTATTATGAATAATTTTGCTAATTTTGGCGATGATTTAAATCGTAATGCAGAAGCTATTATTCAGCAAGACGTAATAATGCCGACTGAAATTATTGCTAATGTTAGTCCTACTCATGCACAAGCAGAATATAATCTTAAGCATGGTATTGGTAAACCGGAAGATAATAAACGTATTATGGATGTTGAAGAAGAGAGATTTAAACAAGCTCTTGGTAATATAGATTTTACTCAAACTCCTAATACTTATATTTATGATGATGAAACTTCTACTTATCGAGAAATGGATACAGAAGAAGAAATGAAATATACCAATATAATTGCTAATGCTAAAGAAAATCTTACTGTCAACGGTATTACTTATTATGCTGATGGAAGTATTCGTTCTGCTGTTACTATCAAAGACCCGAAAAATCCTGAAAAAACTCCTAAGCGTATTCAGTTTGGACTTAATCCTGTTATGTCTAAAGACTGGCTAAATGATACTAATACTAAAGCTGGTATTCGTTTATCTAAACTACGTAGTTATAAATACGATTATAATATAGGAAATAGTCCTTATACTTCTAATATTGGTAAATATCAAATTGACAGCGATTTGAATCTTATTAATAAAACTAATAATAGAGTTATTCGTCAACTTACTCCTATTGAAGCTCAAGACTTGATTGAAAAAGATATTCGTCTTGATGAAGCAGCTAATGCTTATGTAACCGGTCAAGTTACCGATATTAAATATTTAGCTGCTATTATTAATAGCGTTGCTGAATCTTACTCTAAGTATTTGTATAATACTACTGATTATAAGCAAAATATTGCTAATGCTATTGGTAATAATTTAACTGAATATAAATAATATGGATGTACTAAAATTTTTGCGAGAGGGAAATAAAGTTCCTAATCCGGAATATAATCCTAAAACTAAAAAGGGGGCTACACAGCCCCCATTCTTCGTTAATACAGACCCTGATGCTGATGCAAAAAATAAACTTCTTAGTGTTATTGCAGAGGGTCGTAGTTATCGTAACACTCCTATTAATCTTCATCCTGATGAATATGCTCCTTATAATGTTTTTGTAAATAATATTGATACTCAAGAAGAACTTGATAAAGAACGTGCTGTTAATCAAAGCGAATTTATGCAGGCGATAAATAGTGGCGGTCGTACTCTTAATCAATTGACTGTTGGTACTGTTTTAGGTGCTGCCGATTTAGCATCTGTAATTGTCGATGCTATGGATAAAGATGGCTTTAATTATGAAAGACCGCAAGTTGTTCAAGCTATATCTGATTTTAAAGATGCTATTGATAAGCGGATGCCTATTTATAGAGAAAATCCTAATGCTGCTTTTGACGTTACTGATGTTGCATGGTGGGGAGAAATGATTCCATCTATTGTTACAAGTGTTAGTTTAGCTGTTCCTGGTTATGGAGTTTCTAAAGCTGCTTCTATGTTAGGAAAAATTCCTACTCTTAATAGAATGACAACTAAAGCTGCTAATATTCTTAAACTTACTCAAAAAACTCGTGATATTATTAGTACTGGAGCGAGTATGACTACTAATGGTGCTACAATGAGATTGCTTGAAAATTATCAAGAAGCTGTTCAAACTAAAGATGATGCTAAACAATTTGCTAATCAGCAATTGGCTTCTATGAATGATGAACAACGTGCTACTTTTATAAAGAATAATCCTCAATATGCCGATAAGTCTGATGAAGAAATTGCAGAAGATATAGCAACTAATGCTGCTGGAGAAACTTTTGTTACTGATTGGCTTAATTTAGGTTTTGATATTGCCCAATTATATGGATTAAGAAATCTTGTTAAATCTTCTCTTGTTCTTAGTAAAAGTAGTAAACTTCGTAATCTTAATAATAAAGCTGCAAAACAATTCGGTATGACTGCTGATGAAATTGCTGCTTCTAATGCTACAAGTTTAACTAAACTTGAAAAAGCTCGTACTTTAGTAAACAATCTTGGTTATGACATTCTTCATGGTGCTCGTAATGAATGGACTGAGGGAGTTGAAGAAGCTATAAATTATATAGCACAAAATAAAGGTATGGAACTTGCTAAACTTGCATTTGATAAGAATACTGATACTAAAACTTTAGGAGATTATCTTTCTGATGCTCACATGTGGGAAAGTGCTTTTTGGGGTGTTTTAGGCGGTGTTGCTTTTACTGGAGTTGCTGGTAAAGCAGGAGAAATTTATAACCGTAAATTTAATAAAGAATTTGTTGCCGGTGAAAAACAACGTGAACAAGAAATAACTAATCGTGCTCTTCTTGCTCAACAATATCAAGAACAAATGTCTGCAATTAATAACAATAAAAATCCATTTAATGTAGACAAAAAAGGAGAAGCTACTGAAATTCAAAGTGAATCTGAAAAAGAACTTCTTAAAGATATTGCTCGTAAGAATTATACTTCTGCTTTAGCTATTAATGCTATTAATACAGGTAATATGGATTTCCTTGAAACCTATATTGATAGTGACGAACTTCGTACTGGTTATGCTAAAAAGTTTGGTCTTAGTAATGAAGAAGCTACTAAATTTCAACAACAAGTTAAGAATGATATAAAACAAACTAAAGATTTATATCTTAATTCTGTTAATAAAGCTCTTAAGTTTGGTGCTTCTATGAATGTTGCACAAATAATTGCTAAACAACATATTGATGCAAATAATACAAATGAATACAATAAACAAATTAATCAATATGCTGAAAATCTTTTCAATGAAAAAGTTGCTTCTAATCAAAATATTAATCCTGAATATTTTGCTGCTGTTGAAAATTTAGCTTATGCTAATAAACTTACTACTCTTCGTAATCATAAATCTTTGCTTCAAGCTTCTGAACAGAACGATGATACTCGAAATATGATTGAGCAAATAGATAATGAAATTGCTTATCTTGAAAATAATGCTCCTGCTGGATATGATTTTAATGATAAAGAAAATGAAGCTAAAGCTAAAGAATTTAGAGAAAAATATTCAGAAGAATATAATATTGCTTATAATAAATATAGAACTAATCTTAATACTAAGTTAGATAGAGCAAATGCTCGTGATACTGACGCTGATTTTAAAAAGCAAGTTAATCATTATATGAATGTTTTTGATGAATCTCGTAGAAAGATTATCAATAATGCTCTTGAAGAATATGGTCAACTTTATGATAAATACGGCGATAAAATTAATGACGAAAATGCTATTGAAGATGCGGATAAAAAGAAACTTGATACTTTGAAAAAAGTATTTGTTGCTTCTGATATTAGTGATTCGAGAATTAATAATTTTATTAATAATAAAAAGAAAAAGAAAGAAGCTGCTGACGAATATAGAGAAACTGCCGATGATGTAGTAGAAGAAAACATTGGAGAAGAAACTGATGCTGACGCTGCTGTTGATAACACTACTAAAGAAGAAGAAAAGGGTAAGACTGAACCAAACCAATCCTCTACGGGGGGTCTGAAAGAAGCAATTAATGAAGCGGCTGAAACTACTGAAACTGCTGGAACTGCTGCTGCTACTGAACAACCTCCTACTGCTCAAGCTACTGCTGAACCTGCTGGAACAGAAACTCCTGCCGATAATGAAAATGGACAAGGAACACCCCCCGTAGAGGATAAGACTGATAAACCTACTACTTCTCAAAAAGTTTGGGATGACTTTGCTGTTAATGATTTTGCTCTTGAATGGATTGGAGTTAATATTCCAGATATTCTTACCGAAAATGCTGAAACTATAATGGCATATTATGATAAATATATTCATGATGCTATCGCAAATGGCATAGATAAAGAAACGGCTGATGTAGTTTGGTATAGTATTATGAATGGTCTTTATGGAGACGAACTTGCTTATGATAATCAAGGAATTCGAAATAGTGCTATTGACGATAACGATAAAACTATGTTGCGTGCAGCAATGCTTGCGATAATGAATCGCAGAATTGGTAATCACGGTAATATAGAAAATGTTATTAAACGTTTTGTTGAAACTGCTAATGAAAATGGTATTACTTATGGAGTTGATATTGACGGTAAGACTTATTTTAACATAGAAGATTTAGTTTCTTATATTTATGATATGTCAAAAGTTGATGTTATTGCTCAATATCTATTTGATGAAATAACTAATTATATTGTTAGCGACGATAATACTAAATATATTGCCACTGATGATGAATCAATGACAAGACTTAATCGTGAAGCTAAAGCTAATCGTATTAAACGTCACGCTGAAATTCGTGCTAATTGGTTAGTAACTAATCCGTTTAATAATATTAATGTTGACGGTATTGATACTAATGAAGAACAATATGTAAATATTACTCAACTTCAACCTGGCGAAGAACTTATTGGTAAAGCAAGTAATGATCGTATTTATATCGGTCGTAAGAACGGAGCAACTATTGGTTATATGGGTATTCCTCGTTATGATGAAAATACAGGAATGCTTAGCCATGTAAATCGTGGTTGGAAATACGATATTATTGTTGATAGTAATGCAGGTGTTCAATGTAAGTTTAAAGATTATGTTTTAGATGTTATTAATAATAAGAAAGATGTTGTTGCTAAATCCGTAAAACTTAATCAACTTATATATCAGCTTAATAGTAGAGGTGAAGATGTTAGAAATAACGAAGAAGTTAAACGTCTTGTAAAAGAAATACTTCCACTTATTGATAGCAAAGAACTTGCTATTTATAATGAAAAAGACGATGATGCTGTATTTGATTTAGTAAAACATTTTACTGATATTGTTGGTGTTGCTATTATGCATCCTGATGATATTACAGGAAATGTAAATAATTGGTTTGATAAAATCGCTGGTAGTTTTGTTCAAACTTACGAATTTGCTCGCAATAAAACAAAAGGAACTTTTAGAGTTGCTGATGTTAGTAAAGGAAATATAGTTTTGAAAGATATTGCCGATAATGATATTCGTGAAGTATTTGATGATTATAACGAAGATAAAGTTAAACTTGCTACTGTAACAAGTGCTGCCGGTATTCAAATTAATGATGAAAACGATTTACGAATAAATAGAGAATTTGTTAAGAGTAATCTTGTTGGTACTTCTTTCTTTGCTATAATGGATGGACATGGCGGTTATGATATTGCTCAAATAGCTAAGCCTCGTTTTGAACAACTTCAAAATAAAGAAGCTAAAGAAATTCGTGCTGCTCTTCAAAGAGAAGTATTTGATATAGTTCAAGATTGGATTGAAAATAATCCTAAAGTTGATGATGTTATAGAACGTCTTAATCAACTTATGGGTAAATCTGGAATGTTTGAAGGAATTAGAGTCAATAAGACAAATAATGGAAATATTATGATTGGTTTTACTACTCGTAATGATGGTAATACTTCTATTAAAAATAATAATATATTTCATGGACTAATAATCTTGAATGAAGCTAACGGAACTCGTGGTCGTAATGTTAGTTATAATACTGATATAAATCTAATTAGAAATCGAAGTAGTCAAGCTGGCGCTACTGCTCCGTCTTATAAGTATTCGTCAAGAATAGATTTTATTCGTACTAATAGAGAATTTATTAATTGTATTGATAGTCTTTGCGATAATGCAAATATTAATATTCCATTTGCTTTTGCTAAAGACAAAACATTTAATACAATTGATGGAAAATATATTAGACGGGAAAATAATAAAACTATTATTGAAGTTGGTGGATATAAAAAAGAATACGATAGTTATCAACAATTTCTTGTCGAGAATGGTTTGGTTAAAACTAAACTCGATAAAGATAAAAATGGTGCTAACTATACTAAGAATAAATATGTTGGTGTTAATATTCGTTTTGATGTAGCTACTCCTGTTACAACTCAAAAACAAACTATTGATTTAAACAGTAAATTTGATTCTGATGAATTGGTTAGTCGTCTTAATCAAAACACTACTGTTGCTGATAGTTTTAGAGCTATATTTGCAGGAAATGAAGTTGCGTTAAATAAACTCAATGCTCTTGATAATATTGGTATTATACCTAAATTTATCAATGTTCAATCAAAATTGACTGATGAAGCTGGTAATGAAGTTTATGCTCAATATAATCCTGCTACGAATGAAATAGATATTAATGCTAATCGATTTAATAAACAAAGTTATAGTTGGGCTTTACGTAGAATAATTCATGAAAATCTTCACCAACAACTTAATAATGTTTATTCTCGTAAAGATGCTCTTGATAAATTAAAAGTAATATATAATGCTTATGAAAAATATGTTCGTGAAAATCATCCTAATGAAGATGCTTATACAAAATTCTTAAATATTCGTGCTGATAAAGTTCTTGCTCTTGAAGAATTTGTTGTTGAAAGTTTAACAAATCCTTTATTAATTAGACAGCTTAATGAAATAAATGCTGATGGTGCTGTTCTTAAAAATAAAACTGATAAGTCTTTACTTCGTAAATTACTCGAAGTTATAATGGATATTATTGGTATTAATGTTAATAAAGGAAGTCTTCTTGAACAAGAACTTGATATTCTTAATGATATATCTGCTAAAGACGATTCTGACACAGCAACAATGAGACCCCCCGTAGAGGATAAGATTGGTCGTGTTGCTTCTCCAGAGCCTCTTGCTAATGATGATTTTACTAATTTTGGTAATACTGATTTTAGTGATACTGACTTTGGATTTACTGATGCTCCATTTAGTGCTGTTAGTGAAGATTATATGGCAGACAATATAAACGATTTTATAAACGGTTTGCCGGTATCATTGCAAGCCGATACACGTAAAATGCTTGACGATGGCAGCCTTACAATGTATTGCGAATAGGATTGTTCAGTATAAAACGAAAGTCGCTTAGAACGAAGAAAAACAGCCTTGTCGAGTGTGTAAGTATATTTTACTTCATGCTCGACAATGCTATTAATAACAATAAACATAATAATAGTATGAGTTGTACTGTTAAGATTACAAACAATGATAATCTCGACAATTTGTTAGCCGAAAGAGTTGGTCGAGGTTCTAAAGAATATATTGAACTTGCTTCTGTTTATAACAGTAAGAATTTCAAGAATTATATTGCTAATAACAATGTTGATGTTAACGATGTTAATAGTATTTATGATGCTCTTGTTAATATGAGAAACAATACAACAATGAGTATTCGTAATATTATTAATAGAGAACAAACTAAATCTGCTGATGGTTTTAGTTCTTACACCGCTCGTATAGATGCTATTAATTATATTGCTTCAACAGCAAATCTTGTTTATTTCAATGATTTATTTAGTAATAAACGAAATATTAAAACTGTTCGTCAACTTCAAGTTTCTACGTTTGTTCGTATGCTTCAAACTTACGCTAATGCTGTTAAGAGAAGTAATCCTGGTAATACAGAATTAGCATCTGTTATTTCTCAATATAGTAAAAATAGAAAATATAATGAACTTCTTAATTATCTTCAACAATATAATAAAGATAATGTTGCTTTACAAAATCTTTATACAGGAGTTAGTTATATTTTGAATAAAGATTTCTTTAACGAAATTGCTAATAATAAAAATGTAGCTCAAATTAATAGTAGATTTAATGAAACTCCCGAAGATACTGTTAATCAAGAAAGTTTAGATTTTGAAGAAACTGGTGAACTTATTGCTGATGCTGTTGATGAAATAGACCCATCTTTAAATCAATTAACTAATACTCTTGGAGTTATTCCTAATTACGAGGGACATATTGAAGAAATAGTTCGTGTATTTCTTAATGCTATTCCTAAACTTAAAACTACAAAACGAAGTATAACTAAAGATTCAAGAACTGGTAAAGACGTTACTGTTTACGATTATACTTTTAATGATAATCTTACTACTGTTGAATTTGAAGATTATTCTGTAATTAGTAATCTATTATTTACTAAAGTTAATAATGATAACTTTGATTCTTTTATGAATAGTCTTGAAGAAGTAGCTAATAATATATCTGGCGCTGAAAGTCTTATTTATATCAAAGATTATCTTACTAATAATAAACAGTTTGCTTATAAGTTTAGAATGATTTTTAATCGTCCTATTCCTAATAAGCAAGAAACTGTTATTACAGAAAAAGGTGCTCCGAGAACAGAAGTTAGTAACGAAAGTGCTAATCCTGTTAACGTTTTATTTAACAAGATTAGTCTTAGTACTCGTAATATTAGTATTAATAAAGCTGATAAATTTATTGCTCAATTAAATAAACTTTCTAAAATCGCTAAAGATAATCAATTTCCTACTTCTATTGAAAAAGATAATTTTGTTAACGAAGTATATAAAATAGCTAAAGTTCTTATTCCAGATATTACTCCTGCTGCTATCAAAAAATATGCTGTTAAAGAAAACAGTAAATCAAATGCTGTTTATAATAATAGTAATCAAATCTATTTAGGTTTTATTAGCGGTTTGGTAAATCTTCTTGATGCTTCTAAAGTTTATAATACTGAAAGAAGTAATTATGAAAGAATGACTCAAGAACAACGTAATGTTTATGATACTCTTAATCCGTCTTTCTTTAGAGCTGTTGATATTCAAGCTATGAAATTATTTGCCGAAAAGATTAATAAATATCTTTATATTCCGGTAAATCTTAATAGTCGTAATTCGGAAGGTAATCTTCAATCAGATGTTCTTAACCGTAATTATATTCTTACATTTAATGAAATGCTTAATAGCGAAGAAGCTTGTGCCGCTTATGCTAAAAAGAAATTTGCCGGAACTGGATATAATTATAGTAATATTCTTATCGAAAGAACTGCTGCTAACGGAGATATAATTCCTGGATTGTTTAAAAAGAATGGTAATAATTATACTCTTACTGAATATGGTAAAGAATTAATGAGAGTTAATTATTTTATTGGCAGTAATGACCGTAGAGATTATAGTCCTTATTTATATAAGAAAATGTCTAAAGGCGATTACTTTATGACTAATCTTATTGAATATCTTGCTTCTGAAAATCACAAATACAATATTGGTAGTAAAGAACAAAATATTCGTTTTACTAATATGTTTCTTAGCATTCCATCTGATGCTTCTAATCAATTTAGTTTTAAATATCCTCTTATTAATTTAAAAGGATTATATACCGTTAATGAAGATAAAACTCGTACTTATAATCCTAATCATCCTTTATTTACCGCTTTCAGAAATATAATATATCAAGAAATTCTTGATGCTTATAATACTTATAAGTCTATATTTGAAGAAAGCGTTGAAATAGGATTTGCATTTAGACGTAACGCTGATGGTGATGTTGTAATTCGTAGTGATTATGACGAAAACAAAATGTACGAAAACTATGAAAAGAAAGTTTATAAAGACGAAGATGGAACAGAATACAAAGGTGTATTTCATAAAGATAAAAGAACTGGTAAATATATTCTTCACGGGAATGTTGTTCATCTTTCTGAATTGGATACTAAGTTTGCTACCCTCGATTTGTATGATAATCTGCTTGGAAACGATAAAGTTATAGATATTCTTTATGGTCGTTCTGATACTGCCGACGGTACAGGAGTTAGAGTTTCTAATGGTCAATTAATTCTTAATGCTAAACAAAATCAAGCTATTAATGACGCCGTTGAGCAATTTATTTCAAGTTATCTTGAACGTGGAGTAGCTAATCTTCGTGAGCAATTTGATACTTATCTTCATGCTATAAATGAAAATAACCGTCAAGTTCAACAAGATATTAAATCTAATAGATTTAGTAAAGATGCTCTTACTCTTGCACGTCTTGAAGAATTTGTTCTTAATGAATTTATTGCTCAAAAAAGTTTTGATGATTTATTTAATGGTAAATCCAAATTCTATAAAAATGCTCAAGATATTCTGAAACGTCTTAAAGAAGTTCAAGCATCTGGTAGTCCATTTGGCAATAGTGATATTCGTTATAACGAATTATCTAATAAGCCTGAAACTAAAGAAAAGTTTTCTATTGGCGGTCGTGAATTTGAATTAGGACAGACTTTTAAAGCTGTTACTATTCTTAATACTAATAAAGGTAGTGAAGAAGATGTAATAAATAGAATTAAAGAACAATTAAAAATTGCTGGTACTAATGAAGAAACTGTTAAGAAACTAATTCGTCCTTATGCCGGTAAAAGTAAGACTAATGATGCTCAATCTTATATTACTCTTGACGAGTTTATTCGTAGAATTTATGCTGCTGGTGAATTAGAAAAATATCGCAATATTATTGAAAAACTTCTTGATAATACTCCGTTAGACCAAATAGATTTTGATACTCTTAATAAGATTCAAGTACAGAAAAACTTCTATTTTGATTTGCACTATGATGCTGATAGAAATATCGAAGTTCCTCGTCAAATTAAGAACGCCGAATTTGTTCTTATACCTAAATTAATTAAAGGAACTGAACTTGAAATTGTTTATAATGCTATGAAAGCTGCTGGTATTGACCAGCTTAATACTGTTGAAACTTCTAAAGCTGCTAAGAATAAATTAATGGAACTATGGGATTCCTCTACGGGGGAACTCACCGAAAAGAACGTCAATAATTTTATTACTAATGCTGCGGCTAATACGGAAGTATATAGTTATACTTACTTATATCGTCAACAAGAAGTTCCTTCTCATCTTAAAGATGCTGAAAATAAAATTGGTATTCAAGTTTATAAAAAACTTCTTGATAATATTCCTAATACTGAATTAGGAAGAAAATATAAACAAACTATCTTTAGAAATATGGCTGCTAATATTAATGCAAGTTTTAAAGATGTTTGTGCTATATTGAATATTCCTCTTGATAGTAAAGGTAATATAATGTTTGACGAGAATAGTAATATTAAAGGTTTAAATTACGAACGTTTAATTAAACTTGCTCGTGAAAATGCTGCTCGTAATGGTGCAGATAAGAATACTCTTGATTTTCTTACTACTGATGAAAATGGACAACCAAGATTTCCAATGTACATGAATAGCATTAGTAGTAAGATTGAAAATCTTGTTAATGGTGTTCTTAATCGTAGTATTACAAGACAGAAAATGCCTGGTTGGCATGCTGCTCAAGTTTCTGATTTTGGTTTTCAAGTTGATAAACATACTAAAAAAGATAGTCGTCTTGCTTATCGTAAAGTTGGTAAGTTTGATAATCAAGATATTTATTATGCTGAAATTCGTTTACCGCGTTGGAATAAGATTCTTAAAGATATTCCTCTTGAAGAACTTAATAATAACATAGATAAATATATTGACGAAGATGCTCGTACAATGATTGGCTATCGTATTCCTACTGAGGGAAAACAATCTGTTGTTATTATGCGTGTTGTAGAATTTCTTCCCGATACTTATGATAGTACAGTTGTTCTTCCTGATGAATGGGTTGCTCAATCTGGTTCTGACTTTGACGTTGATAGTGTTTATGCTATGACTTTTGGTTTAACTAAAAATAAAGATGGCGTTATTACTCGTTATGACGATAAGAAATTCTATCTTAATGCTGAACCAAATAGTGCTGAAAGTAAACGTGGATATTTGAATTATGTTAAAGCTAATATTGAACTTGCTGCTCGTAAATCAATTTCTGCTTATGTAGATAAAGCTAATGTCACTAAAGACGAAATTAAAGAAGCTTATAATCGTAAGAAAGAAGAAATTAATAGTCGTCTGATTAGCAATATTGTTGATAAGATTAATGCAACTCGTGATACAACTAATGGAGTTTGGGCTGCTGCAAAAGAACTTAAAGGCGAAGCTAAAAAACTTACTTACGAAATAGCTAATGCTATTGGTAACAAACCTAAAGGAATTGCTACTTCTAACTATATTAATAATGTTATTGAAAATCTTACTAAACTTGATGATAATGGCAATCATCCTCTTCATAATGTTATTGACAATATACTTGCAGTATTCGAGGAAGCACAGCAAGCTATCGACGAACAACGAGACAAACTCGAAGAAGCCGCACAGGAGCGAAATACAGCCCGTTCAGAGCGTTTAAATATGATTTATGAAGAACAGTTCAACTCCGCAGAAACATTCGCGAGAGAGGCTGGAATCGCTTCATACGAGCAGTGGTTAACACTCCCCGTAGAGGATAGAGTAGATGCTGGTGTTCGTAATAATAATATTCTTGATACTTTTATTAAAATACTTAGTAGTCCTTTTGCTATTGAAGAAAATGTTGGTACTTCTAACTTTGATAGATTATCAGAGCTTAACGAAGAGTGGAATAAGCTGCTTGGAAATGTTAATACTAATGCAGTTACAGCTAATCGTATTGGCTCTCATGATTTTAATACTCAACTTGACTGGGACGAAACAGCGTCTGCCGGTCGTACTCTTAAAGGTGTGTCTGTTAATCTTGATACTCTTTCAAGTATTGGTAATATTACCAAAATTGTTACAGATAAATATATTCCTGTAATATATGATTATAATACCATTACTAAAGACGGTAAACCTATTAAAGAAGATAAAAGTAATCTTTATACCGATGCTGAATTAAAACAACATATCAATAATCTTATTGAACGTTTTGGTAAAAACAATGTTATTGTTGATGGTCGTAAAGTAGTAATCAAACATAATCGTATTGGTTGGAGCAATGATAATAAGAACGTTGAGGATATGCTTATCACTCCTTATAGTTCTCAAACTACCGCTTATATTCTTGATGTTATGAAAACTCTTGCTATTCATAATCTTAATGAATATACTTTCGTTCCATTTAAAACAATGTCTATGGCTGGTATTGATTATGATACTGCTCTTAGTATTTTATATCAACCTATTATAGACACTCTTGTTCGTAATGTAAACGAAAGTCAAGGTTTTGGAGTTAAGAGTGGTTCTAATCCTCTTGTTGAAACCTTTGTTTCTATTGCTGAACGTGCTGGTATTAAAAATGCTAATAATATTAATACCGTTATTTCAAGATTTGAAGAACTTTATCGTGATGATATTGCTGCACGTTATGGTAATACTGCTCATCCTATTATCAACAAGACCGAAAATGCTCGTCGTTTGAAAAACGAAATGAATGAAAGAGAAGCTCTTATTCATGATTATGTTGCTCTTAAACAATTCTATCAACTTCGTGAAATTGGTAATATTCTTAATAATCATTTGAATGTTTTGACTGCCGACAAATACGGTGCTAAACAAACGTTCTATATGAACAATAAAGTATTTACTGATATTGCTGGACTTGTTGAAAGTAAAAATAAACTTTATTCTCATAACGAAGAAACTGGAGAAGATGTTCCTTTGATAGAAGCTATATTCCCTAATATAGATAAAGGAATTGATGCTTTTGCTCATTCTGATATGAATCAAAGCGTTCATCCTATTCTTGCTACTTATCTTCAACGTTCTACTGTTTTATCTGTTAAGATTGCTCAAGCATTTGATGAAACTGCTTCTGAACATTTTACTAATTTAGTTTATAGTCTTAGAGATTATACCTCTAATGGTCGTCTTACAGAGAAACAATATAAAGATTATAAAGAATATCTTGTAGGTCGTAGCTATCTCGCTAATGCTGGTTATACAGTATTGACGATGCCTATTACTTATGATAATAAAGATAATAGTTTTGGAGTTATTAAAACTAATGATGATAAAGAAGCTTATGTTCTTCGTGAAGCTGAACTTATGCGTATTGCCGGTATTGGTGCAAATAATGATATATTAAATGAATTTTATATTACTGATATAAATAATGTTACTAACGAAGAAATAGATAAATTTAATAAACTTACTCCTGCTCAAAAGATTCTTTATATACAGCAGAATTTTGGTGAAGATATAGGTATATTTAAATACTTCGATGTTAATAGTTTTAATGATGCTAATTACCGTAGTCAAGGATATACTGGGCAACAAATTAAACTTCGTCAAGGTAATGCTTCTATTGATGCTATTCATAACGAATTTAATGTTGCATGGAATTGTACTAATCCTATCATTAAGCTTGCTCTTGCTGATATAGTTAAATATGCTTATGTCCTTGAAAATAATGGTTTCAAACAGAATAATGTTACAAGAGCAGTAACTATCGAAGTTCTTAAAGGCTTTGGTAATGGCGGTTTTAATATTGCAGAAGATGCAAAAGCTGGTATGGAAAACTGGCGTGTTACTTCCTCTACGGGGGGTTTAACTCGTAGATTAGCTTTAGGTTATATTCGTCAAAATCTTGATACTTTTAATCTGCCTTATCGTAGTATTGACAGAATTAATAAAGTACATCCTGAAAAAGCTGATATTATCAGAAGCATTATTAAATATGATACTAAAAGAAATCTTATTGTTGATACCAATCTTGCTACTAACGAATTAAGTATTGAAGATAGAGAAAATCTTCTTAAATATTATGGTTTGATTAACGCTGATGGTAGTCCTCAACTTGCTATTAAGATTAAATATGCTGGCGAAACTCGTATTTATACTGGAGTTTATGAAGACGGCATTATAACTTATATTCCTATTAATAAACTTTCTTCTATTGATATTAATAAAACAACTGAAAATAGTGTTGTTAAACAAAATAATATTTACGAAGAAATTGACAGTGTTGTAAATAGAATTACTGATAATAAACTCGCTAAACATACTGATTGGTTATTTATGAATGTCGTTGACGAAAACGATATTGTTAAAGTTGAAACTAATCCTTATGTTGAAGATGTTATTGCTAATAATAATTTCTTAGAAAATGTTTGTCCTGTTGTCGTAAATCCTGGATTTACTGGCACTGTTAGTTTTGTTGCACAAGATGGTTACGAATATGTTGCTACTCGTATGACAAGAGAAATAGCTGATGATATTCGTGATAATAATTTTAAAGATGCGAATAGTCAAAACTATATTGATATTCTTAATAAATATCCTAATCGTAATGTTGCAGAAGATTATCAACTTCATAGAGTTGTAATTCATAATAGTAATATTATGTATTCTGCTATTTCTGAAGAAGATAGTGTTGCTAAAGTATTTAAACAAGCTACAAGTTTTATTCGTTCTAAAAGTAATGTTGGTGATGAATTTGCTAAAAATGTTATAAAGAATTTCTATCATGCTAATCTTGATTATCTTGATACGAAAGCTATTGTTAAAAATATGCCACTTGCTGCTACTTCTATTGCTGATTATTTTGAAACTGTTTATGCTGATATAATCGGTCGTACTAATAATTTTATGGTTGATAATAATGGTAACGTTATGAGTATTGACGACCCTCGTGTTATTGAGTATATAATTAAAGAAGTTGGTAATATTAATAGTGCAGTAGCTAAAGCTGATTTTGTAAATGAAGTCGGAGCTGCTATTGCTGCTGATGAGACCCCCCGTAGAGGATATGATACAGAGCTAATTGCTGCTTATAACGAAATTGTTGCTCTTTATAACAATAAGAAACTTACTGTTGATAACTTCCGTAAAACATTTGCTAAATTCTTAAATATGAGTCCTAATAATTTCACTAATTTAGGCAACAGCATTATGGGTAGTGTTCAACGAGTTCTTGCTGATGTTGAAAACGATAATATTAAAACTGATTTCTTTAATATTATTAATACTGTAAATGCTATTCGTAATAGATTTAAGATATTCAAAGATTTAGCTGTCGATGGTCTTGATGAAGATAGTAAGCGTGCTATCAATAAGATAAAAGAAATTATTACTAAACTTGAAAATAATCTTGCTGTTAATAATGCTCGTGATAATTGGTTTATTAAGTTCTATGAAGCCACAAGCAGTAATCCAATGGTAAAAGAACAAATGATGGACATCTTTACAAGTTATGGAGATACGTCTTTCTTAGACATGTGGATTCAAGATATTCATTTTAACCGTAATCCGATTATTCAGACTGTTATTAAAGAAGTTGATGCTGAACTTAAAAAAGCTGATATTAACGGTAAGAACGAAGCCCGTGCTTTTGCTGAACACATGAAAGATATTAAATCTCGTGCTGCTAAAGCTGGTAAGTCTGTTAATTATAATCGAATGATTAAAGACGGTAGATTTATTCGTCCTTATGCTGATAAATTTGATGAAGATTATAATAAACTTCATGCTGATTATGTAAAAGCTGTTCAAGATACTAATAGTACAACTTCTATTGAAGCTTTACGTGCCAAATGGAAGAAAGATGCTTTCCTTGCTAAGTATACTATTTCTCGTTATAAACCTGCTAATTTCTTATATGACGATAAAGGTCGTATTAATGTTATTATTGACGCTAATAAATTAACTCCTCAAGAAAAACTTGCTTATAAAGAAGCTCTTGCTAATTCAGATAGAATGGATTATGTTACTGCTATGGTAAATCAAGATGCTAATATGCTTAAATATTATCCTGCTATTTTCTCTGAATATAAGAAACTTCTTCAAAAACAACAAGATGTTATTAGCGTTGCTCAAAACGGTATTCTTAATGAAGAGCAAGATAAACAACTTCATGAAATATATAGCAAGATTGCTTATCTTACTTCTACTTATTACGATGATATGACTGAAAAGAACGAAGAAGATAAAGAAGCTTCTATTGCTCTTAGAAATTATATTGCTAATACTGCTAAATTAAAAGAATATTATCTTGATAGAAAAGCTAAAACTGGTTGGCAAGAACAACTTGATAATGCTCTTGATATTATTGCTAAATATGAAAAGCGTGATATTGAAGGAAGATTAATTGTTCCTCGTGATAGACTTATGAGTATTCCTGAATACACTCATGCTAAACAATGGTTAATCAATAACGCTAATTATACTATTGACGAAGAATTTGCTAAAGCTCTTAATAATGCTTATTCAGATATAGCCGATACTCGTCGTGGTGGTAGTATATTTGGAACTTTAGTAAAAGCTAAGAAAGCACGTGATGCTTATGGTATTGTTGATGGTAGATTGTTTACCGATGAAGAAGTTGCTAAGCTAAAAGATGAAGCGCTTAAAGGTTATAATATTAATCAACGTACAGGTTTGCCTTATGCTGGAGTTCTTCGTCAAAAAGAAAACGGAGATGTTATTTATAATGATACTTTTTATAGTAAACTAAAATCAAATCGTCTTATTCCTGCTGAAGAAATGCAATTAACAGAAGCTGCTAATAGACTTCTTTATAAAGCATGGAGTGTTGATAAAAAAATATTTGATTTTGGTAATAAGAGTCTTACTGCTGATGATTTAAAATTAATTGCTCAATATCTTGAAGCTGCCGGTCTTGCAAGAACTAAAGGTAGTAAAGAAGTTGCTGAATTTATCGAAACTGAATGTGAAGTTGCTACTGATAATACTTTATGGTCAAGACAGCGTAAAGATGCTATTAATCGTGGCAATGATTTTCTTGCTGCATGGGACGAAGTGTTTAGTCAACGTAATGCTGATGGCGAATTAGTTCCTAATACTACTTTCTATGGAACTATTAAACCTAAAAATGAAAATAAATATATTAATAGAACCAAAACTGATGCTGTTAAGTTTATTAATCAACATACTAATATAGTCAATACTGAATATTATTATGAAGTTCGTGGAGAGATGATGAAAAAATCTCCTGCTGAATATGAAGATTGGTTCAAAAAGAATCATATTCTTAATCCTTATACTAAAGAATATGAGCCTCTTCGTATTTGGACTACTACTGAATATGTTGACGACAATGGTGTTAAAGTTAAAACTAAATGGACGCCTAAAATTAATCAAACTAATATTGAAGCCCGTAAGGAAACTACTAATCCTGAATGGAAAGAAAATTCTCGTAATTATAAAATCGGTAGTGGTTATGATAATATAAATTATAATAATCTTAATGAATATGAAAAAGAAGCTATTGATTATATGCAGCAAACAATGCTTCGTTATGCTTTTACTAACAATAATAAATATTTTGTTAATGAGGGTTATCTTCCATCTTTAAAGAAAGCTACTCCGTTTAATGCTGCTGAAATTGCTCATCAAGCTTTAGGATTTATTGGTTTTAGTTCTAATGTTCCTAATGATTTACGTTGGCATAATAATGATGAAATCAGTTATGATAATGATTATATTATGCCTAATATTATGCTTAAAACTATATTTGCTGATAATAGTAAAAAGAAATCTCCTGTTCCTGCATTTAGAAATGCTGATGAAACTCAAGCCGAATTTATTATTCGTAGAGAAAAAGTTCGTGCTGAAAATGCTAAGATAGAAGAAGAAAATAAAAAGATTCATGAAGAACTTCTTAATACTGATTGGGATGAAGTATTTGATACGTTCATAAAGAACAGCGCTAATACTGCTGCTACTCAAACTATCAAACATCTTTTGTATAGTGCTACTGATGCTCTTACTCAACATAAATCTTATCAATTAACTAAGATTAAAGGTAATCTTGTTAAAGATGAAGCTCTTAGTAGTGAGAATGAAATTGAATATAAAATGACTAATAATAACAAAGCTGTTGAACAAGTCAAAAATTATATTCGTCGTGTTATATTTAAACAATATAAAGAAACTAATGCTCCTAAACTATTGAAGTTTGCTGGTTTGATGCAGAATATTTCTGGTACTAAATATATGACCATGAATATCACTGGTGGTATTGCTAACGTTCTTACCGGTAATGTTAATATTGGTATGGAACGTCTTGCTCGTGAATATTTTAATGAATCTGATTATCTTAAAGCTCAATCACTATATTTTGGCGGTATTGTTAGTTATATATCCGGAATGTATAGCGATAGAAGTTCTTCTCTTCAAGATGCTATTATTAAAATGGCTAATGTTGTTGATTATGATAGAAAATCTGAAGTTAGCGAAGAAGATTTAAGAGGTTATATTAAGAAAGTTAAAGGTCTTATGTTTACTCCTCAAACTATTGGCGAACATAAGATGCAGAATACAGTTCTTCTTGCTATGATGGTAAGTCACAGACTTGTTCAAGATAATGATGGTAATTGGACTATTATGTCTAAAGAACAATATCATAGAGAAATGGATGAGAAAGCCTTGCTTAATGTTCTTAACGAAGAACAAGTTGCTGAATATAATAAACTCAAAAAGCGTATTCGTAATAACGAACAAGAACGTTTTGAATATAATACTTTTAAAAAGACTATTGTTAATAGTTTTGCTTCTGCTCTTACTAACGAACAAAAAAGAAAGTATATTGAAGAAAGAGAACGTTTAATTAAAGAAGCTGATAAAGATTTCAAAGAAAATCATAAAGATATTTATAGTCAATTTGAAATTACTAAAGATGGTTATGCTGAAATAAAATCAGATAGTCCTCTTACTTATAAAGAATATGCTAAGTTCGTTAATAAAGTTATTAATGTAAACAAAACTATTCATGGTGTTTATGATAAGAATGGTGCTGCTCTTCTTGAAACTAAATGGTTTGGTGGTATGGTAATGCAATTCCATAAACATCTTTATCCTGGTTTTAAGAAACGTTATCGTTGGAATGCTTATTATGATGAAAGTTTAGGTACTGTTCAGAAAGGTGCTTATAAATCTCTTATAGATTTTATTAGTATTCCGTTTGCTAATACAAGTGCTGAAATAGCAAGACTTAAAGAACAAGGAAATAAAACTACTGTTCTTCATGCTATTCAAACCTATTGCAAAAATCTTATAGATTTTGGAATACATATTAATCTTAATTATATGCTTGCTGCTGAAAGCGAACGAGCTAATATGAGAAGAGTTGCTTCTGATTTTATTTATACAGGAGCTGCTATTGTTGGAGCAATTGCTTTAACTGCTCTTGCTGGTGGGGATGATGATAACGAAGAAGCTATTTGGTATAATCTTCTTATGTATCATGCCGACCGTCTTGCTTCTGAATCACAAGCTTATACGCCGTGGGGCTTTGTTGGTGAAGCTGATAAACTTTGGAGTAGTCCTGTTGCTGCAAGTACAGGTATTCAAGATACTCTTAAAGCTTTGTCTGTTGCTATTAGAGCTATTGGTGATGGCGAACTTCTTGAACAATATAAGACTGGTCGTTATGCTAATAGAACTAAATTAGAAGTATTCTTGACCAATAATACTCCTGTTCTTCGTGGTATTAAACGACTTCAAGATTTGCCTAATAATAATAGTTATTACAAACTTAATGAAAATCTTATGTCTGTTGTTCCTGTTAAAGAAATAGGAGAAAGTCTTAGAGATTAAAAGTAATTATAGATAAGCTGGAGTAAACAATACTCCGGCTTATTTATATATTATATAATAATAGGTTAACATTCTTTGTTATTGATAATCAGACAAATCAAAAAATTTTACGTGAACTGTATTTGACATTTAACTAAAGTTTTAACTATAAATGTATAGTAATTTAGACAATTATGTATTAATATTGTTGCTAATAATTTTATTAATTAACTAAATAATTAAATTATGCCTTATTTTATTTTTGACAAAAATCGTACAATTAAAGCTAAGAAAGTTGTTGATGATAAACTTAAAGAAAAACTTTCTAAGATTTCTCCAACTCCTTTTCCTCTTGATTTTGAAGAAGTAGAGAAAACTATTACTTTAACTATGAATGATACAGGTAAAGAATACGATTTGCATTCTACTTCTAAAAATATTAAAGTAGGTAAATTTTGTATTGTTCTTCAAACTCTTGGTTCAGTAGCTCCTATGTGGATAAGCAAATGTCCTACTGCTGCTCTTTTAATTATGTATATTATTCGTCATCTTGAAATGTCTACAAATGCTGTTGAAATTCCTGAAAAAGAATTTTGTATTTATGCTAATTGTAGTAGACAAAGTTTTTATAATGCTTTAGATGCAGTTGTTCGTCCAGAATGTAATCATCCTTGTGCTGGAGATAATATGGCGCTTCTTGCTCGTACTAATCGTAAAAGTATTTATGTAGTAAATCATAACTTTATTTATCGTGGAAATTATGATGAATTTGTTACTATTTACGAACAAAAATTTCCTGATGGTTGTAAACTTGATAGTAAAGGCAGAGTTATTATTGATTAAGTTCATAATAAACTTAATGCCGACAAAAATAAAATCCCCGCCTACCATTTCGGTAAGCGGGGATATTTTGTATAGTTACGTCTACGAGAATAGGCTTCTTTTTGCCTACATTCAATTTTCTTTATTAAGATGATAGTTTGTATTACTCGAACGAGAAAGTGTCTGGAATGGCTTTAAAATAAGCCATCTATAAATGAGTTCGATTAAGAAGATTATGAAGATTAAGAAGCACAATACGAATATGATTATTGTCGACCCCCCGTAGAGGATTGCATTACTTATTACGTTTCTCATTTTCTTGTATAGTCTTAACAACATCATCAAAATTCTTTATAAGTAGCCAAAAACCCTTAATAAGAAGTACAGCTACGATTACTATTTGTATAACGAATATCATAATTTCTTAATTAATTTCATAAAGTTAGTAGCATCTGTTTTCTTATCGAATACAGTATTTTTAAATTCAGTTCCGACTTTGATAGTTAGAGTTCTAAAACCTCTATCAGTCATTTGTTGAACAGCATAACGAGTAATATCGTTATCGCCATCTTTTGTTTTAAATTCAAAAACTCTTAATTGTGTATCCATATTTATATAATTATTAAAATTAGTAAGTTCAGTATAAAATTAGCCGATACTACTTTCACAAGCAATACCGGCTCAGTAATTCATCTAATTATGACTATTGCAGATTCCCCGTAGAGAATGAGCATGAACCTGTTTGATTCCTCTACGGGGGGTCTCCATGTCTTTATTAGAATGAACGGCAGAAACGGCAAGATTGGCAGTAACGTCAATCTTGCCATGTATAACATATAAAACTTTATCTTTATTATTTAGCTACAATATGAACAGATTTTTCATCAAATTCATCAATATCATTTTCAATAGCAACAATATCCATTTGTTCTCCCCAATTAGCATCAATAACAACTACTTCCATATCTTCTGGATAAGTTTGCAAATTATTAATAACGTCTTTTACTTTCATAATAATAACTATTTATTCTGATACAACAGCAACTTTATCGTCATGATATTCAACTTCAATAATATCTAAATTTTCATCCCAACGATTATCATGAACAATAACTTCCTCATCTTGATTAAAATTTTGAAGTTTTTCAATAAGTTCGTATACAGTCATATCATTAAGTTTTTATTTATTTCTTTTAATACCATTTTTAGCCCATTGAAGAACAAAGCCAAGAGCAAACCAAAGTTGGTCTTTAGCTTTTTCAGAAGCATATTGTTCACCAATTTGCATATTAAAATTATCAGGATTTACACAAGCCGATTGACCATGAACTTCAAATCCGGTAATAGTAGTAAGAGTTGTATTAGTTGTTTTGGTTCCAACTTTAACGCTTTCTTTAGCAGCAATGAAATCTTCTATATCATTACGATATAGCATATCGCCATTTTCGTCTTGAATATGATAATAATATTTATCAAATTCTTCGGCAGGACACCATGATTTATAACCATCAGGATAAGAAATTTCGTATCCTAATTCATCAGCATTATGATTGCCTATTTTATAACCATGTTCTAATGCTATTGAAGCTTTCATTGGTGTAGCTTCAATCATTTTAATTCCAATATATTTTCCCATAATTTATAATTTATAATAATCTCCAAAGTTATCAATTAAAGTAGCAAAATTCTGTTGAAAATCTTCAAGAGTTCTAACGAATACTTTAGGTTTAAGTTTACCAGCATTATCGACACCGGCATAACAAACAGCAGGTATCCATTTATTTTCAATATGAAGAACTTTGTTATGATATTCAATAACTCTAAAAGGTTTATTAGTATTAATATTAATATAATCAGCTCCAATGATTGGAAGTTCATTAGAGCCGATTGGAGTTAATTTATTTTCCTGTAGAGCCATGTCCACCATCTCCTCTTTCAGTTTCTCCTAAATCATCTTTAGAATCAACTTCTTCAAATATAACTTTAGGATAAGGAACAATCATTATTTGAGCAATTCTATCGCCAACATTATAAGGATAATCATGTTCATTATCTTCAACAGTAGGACAAGTAGTACCCTCAAAATAACATTTGGTATTTGAATTGATAGTATCTGCTATACTATCAACATCATAAGCTAAATCATTACAAGCATTAATAATATGTTGACTTGTTCTATTCTTAAAACAAACAAGAATATTTCCTCTATAACCACTATCAATAACACCAACATGATTAGTCATGTAAGCATCAGTTTTACGATTAGAACTACGAGGATAAACAAGACCAACATATCCTTCAGGAATAGCAACACAAATACCAGTGTCATAAACAAAACAATCAAGTTTTTCATCATAAGTAACGCTAACAGCGGTTAAATCCATACCGGCATCACCATTTTTAGCGTATTGAGGGATAATAGCATTAATGTTAGCTTTCCAAAGTTTTACAGTTACAGGTACTCTTTCCATAATTTTATTCTTTTTTTTTAATTCGATTTTTACATTTAATAATTTCACCAATCATAGCTAACAGCTTTTTCTAATTTCTTAGCTTTATCATTAAACAACAAACTATCCATACGTTTAATTCCATCAGTAGAAGTATCTACATTAGAATAATATCCACTAATAGCATTAAACGCACCCCAAGCAGTACCAGCTATTTCTTTTTGTCCAATACCATTTTGATAATAATCAAAAGTATCGACAATAGTATTTAGCCTACGAATACTAATTCCACTATCACTAACAGCAAGCCCATTACGATAAAGAAGTTCTTTATACGTATGCCCTGTATTAAGCAAATTATTTAATTCAGTATCAGTAAGATTATTTTCACAAATATATTTAACAACATCATCATCGGTAACTTTTATATCAGAAAGAATTTTATAAGCATATTCAGTAGCTTCAATTTTCTTCTTAGTAATACCGAGAACTTCATGAGCTAATTCAATATTCTTATGAACACTTTCAGTATGGCGAATACTAATACTATTAGTAGAAGTTCTTAAAGCCGCTGTAAGAGTATTCTGACATATAACACGAATAGGAGTAAACAAAATACGAACACCAGAACTGCCATCATGACTATTAACAAAAACTAAATAATTTTCAACAGGGTCACCTTTAACAAGAATATTTTGAGGAAGTTTAGCACTAACGAAAATTCTTTCGCCATTACCAAAACAACCAGCGGTTTGCCAAATAGCACTATTTTCTCCAATAACATTATCAAAGAATTTAAATGCAGCAGTATTTTGAACAATAGTATATCGTTGTTTTACATAACCTAACGGAGTATGATTATCGTCTCGATAAGTACAGAAAGCATTATCAAGTTTAGAATACATATATTTACCGTTGATATGTGCTTCAACATCTTTTCTTTTAGCTTCAAGCAAATCGTCAAGAGTTCTATCAACATCATCGGCAATATTCATTTTAGCTACAAGTTCACATTTCTTAACAACGAAATTAAGACCAGCAGCTTCCATACATTCCATAGAAGTTTTACAATGAGTAACATCAGTTACACCTTTATAAACCCAAGGAACACCACGTGCAGTATAAGCCATAATTATTTAATTTGAAGAGATTGATTTTGACAAAGATATGCAACAAGAAGTTGAGCATTACGATTCTGAATATATGATTTATAATCAGATTTAGAACTATCAATACTAATATTAGCTTGATGTTCATGGTTGAAATAAGTATTAATTATATCATAATTAATCTTCTTGCATAATTCGATAAGAGGAATAGTTATTTCAACTTTAATTTTAGTAGATTCTAAATCAGCACGAGTAAAAAGCGTTCCAAGCTTTTCTTTAATATGTTCGGCAACATCTTCATTTTCAGCAGCAAAATTTTGATTAACAGTTTGAATAAAACTATCTACATCAAGACTATCAACATCGTCTTTATCATAGTCGAGCATATCTGCATTCCAAAGTTCTCTGAATCTATCTAAACAAGCATCAAGAAGTTTAAGAACAAGATTAGTTTCAACAATACATTCAGTAGTATCACGAGTAGAAAGTCTGCAATCATCAAGTTCAATAACTTTATTTCCAGCTTTTCCAGTCTCCCCGTAGAGGAGTAAAGCTTCAAGCATACTATCTTTTAATCTTTTAGCAGCTCTTTCACGAGTTTTTTGAAGAACGTCAAGACGTTGCTTTTCAGCTTTACAAGCAGCAGCACGATTTTCAATCATACAAACAGCTCTACGATAATTACCTAATTTTTGATAAAGTTCTTCTTTACTAATCTTAAGTTGATTTTCAATATCATCAGTTATTTCACCGTCGCTTTCGATAATCTTATCAATAAGACTTTCAAGTTCAAAACTAATTGCATAAAGACTTTTTTCCATAATCAATTATTGTTTTTTATTTCATTTAATGCTTTTTCTTCAAGTTCAGGAGTTACATCCTCAAGACGAACACCTTTCATACAAGGGCATTTTTTCCATTGTATATTATAATTAGTAGAAAGAAACAAAAGTCTTGTATTATTTGTATCAACAGCCATTATCCAATTATCCGGAGCAATTTCTACTTCAAGACATTCAATAACTTCTTTTTCTTTAGGCATCCAACCTTTAATAATATCATGTGCCCATAAATTACAACAACTAAAATATCTACCTGTTAAAATATTATTTTCATGTTCAAATAAACCTCCACTCCAACAAATAATATTTTTATTTTTAGTCCATTCTTTAGTAGCAAAACTATAACGTTCAATAGGTTTTTTAGTAAAAGCTCCATTATAACTAATATCACCATTTGGCTCTTTAAAAACATCACATTTGCGAATATTTTGACAAGTACCATCAGCACTTATTTGCTGCCATTCATCATTAGTAAATCGAAGAGGGCTAATAATATCCCAATTACAAAGTTTTTGAACAAGATTAATTTCAAAAGGAGCAGAACCACCACTATTACCATGAGAAGCAAATACAGCAACAGCTTCAATTACTTGTTGATACATCCAATCATTTGGACCACCTTTACCATCACCGTATCCAGCAAGTTTAAGTTCTCTAATAGCATGCTTGCAAATATTAGAATTATTAATAATATAATTCATTACCCTCTTATTAATAAGAGGAGTTTTAGTAAGTTTCTTAATATAACGTTTACTCTTTTTCATATCATTAAATTGTTATACCATATTTATAATGAAGTTCATTAACATTCACGCCATGAGCAACTTTATTCTTAGAAATAAGTTTTCTACATTTACAACATTTACATATACAATAAAGGTCGTAAACAACTTTTCCTTTAATGTGCCTATTTTTACGTTTAGGATTATTAGCTTGATAGTAATATTCTAATTTAGGATGATTACATACAGATTGAACAATAATATGTTTTCGTTTAAGTATTTTCTTTAGCAAAGTCATAACCTAATTGTTCAAGTTCATTTTTAATCATACCAGCAATAATCTTAGCGTTTTCATGAGGCTTACCAGTAGTACCATAATAACGCAAGTCAATAATAGCACGCCATTCGTCAATAGAATAAGTATAAGCACAAACAGTAGCAGTATCAATAGGAAGAAGACCGCGAGCATCTTGTCTATGAACATTAAAATGATTAATCAAATATTTATAAGCATCAAATTTATCTTGACATTTATTTAAATAATATTCGGCTGCTTTATTATAAGAGCCATCATTATTATAAACAGCTTGTATTTGATTAATACTATTCATGCTAATCATGTTTATATTAATCCAATGAGGACAACAAAGAGTACCATCTTCATAAACATATCTTGTAGATTGTTCAGCAATATTATTTGGACTAACACGATTAAGTTCACGAGATGTACTTATTTGAGTAACAACTTTAAAAGTATAACGAAGCATATTAAAACCAATTTCTGTATTCTTAAATGTATCTTCGTCTACTTGATATTTACGAATAGCATTAATAAAAGATGGATGTTCTAAAAGGAATTGTCCATTAACAACAATATAAATATTTCTATCATCATACTTAATATCAATACCAACAATTTTTAATTTACTATCAACAATATTAATAAATGTATCAATAATTTTATGATAACCTTTGTTTTTATTAATAATATAATAATAAGAAGCATGACGAAAAACACTATAATGTTTACTTTCTATAAGACGTTTGTAAGTAGCTTCATCATTACCACTTTCTCGTTTATAACAAACTCTTGCACAACGAACGGCATGAGCAATATCATTTTCTTGTTTCCAAAGTTCTACACTCGGTTCTATTATTTTCATAACTTATTTATTTAAAAATACCAATTAATTTACCAGCTTCTTCTTCCATAAACATAAAACTAACTCCATTATCAGTTTTAAGAATATAATCAGATTTATCTTTAAATAACTGAAAATTCTTATTTACACAAGCTATTTGACCAGTACGATAAATTCCATCATCGCCACTACGAGTAGGGTCAATAGCAATAACATAAACACCATCATCTTTATGTTTACAACATTCTTCACAAGCATCTTTAGAATAGCCAATAGCTTTGCCGTTAGCTTCGTCAATAGCTTTAGCATTCTTTTTATTTCCAATAGTGTTCATTATAATTTGCTCGTTCATAGCTTTACAACAAATTGGACAAACTTCATGAACTAAAGCAGCAGAAAAAATATCAGACATATTAGTAATATTTTAAAGTTATACAATCGAGACCCCCCGTAGAGGAATTGAACTATTTAAGCATTTTCATTACTTTATCATAAACAGCATAATAAAGACCAATTAAACCATGATTGTTATCAATATCAATACAATCAGTAAGTTTAGCTATATCTTCACTTGCATGAGTATCTTTAGAACCAGCATCTTCTCTATTAATTCTAAAGACAACACCGCCATTTTTCAAAATAGCGTCAACTTCATTTTGGAATCTACAATCAGCAATAATACAAAAACCGTTATAATGTTTAAGATGTTGAGCACGATTCATACAAACTTTCACCCAAATATTTTCATTAATATGATTACGGCAAATATCAGTACCGAACCATTGAAGAATATGTCTTATTTTAATAGCACATTCGTTATTGGGCATACCGAGATTACGAAGTTCTTCAAGACTATATTTGCTAATATGTCCTTTAATAACAGCTTGGTCATCAATAACTTCACAAGTAGCAGGATTGTAATAATGAGCATCTTTTATATTTCTATCATCAAGAAGTGGACGATTTATATTAAAAATAATACTAACACAATCTTTTAAAGCATCAGCAAAATGAATAATACTTCTATTATATTGTTCAGAATTATCATACCATTTCTTAAAAGTAGAATAAGTACCACATTCATGAACAAAACTAATCATAGAAGCAACGGTATCTTTACCGGAGTTCTTAACTCCAGCAATACCAATAAGAGGTCTTTTATTAAAATTCATATCATAATTATTTGTTATATCAAATATATAAAAGTTTTATTTGTATTATATAATACAAAACGACTCATTCTAAGGCGTTGTGTTGAACGTTATGCAAAATCAATACGATTGTAAAGGACGCACGAGAAAGTCTTCCACAGGACAAAAGAATAGCATTCTCGCGTATGTTGGCAGTCGTTTCTAACATGTTCACAATCTATTACGGCATGAGCACAAAAAAGGCTACTAACAGTATTACGACCATTAGTAGCCAGATTAATATCCTAATAAATTCGATAAATAACAGCTTTTTCTACATTGACATCATTTACAATATGTACATCAACATTAAAATCCTTATTACAATTAGGAATAATATAATCGATATAAATACGATAAGCACCGGTATAATCTCTTTTAAGCTTGATAGCATCTTCAACTTCTTCTTCATAAAGACAAATATAATAGTTATATCTCTTTTCTTTGTTATTATATTTTTGAAGAATATTATAAGACTTAGCATTAAAGTTTGTAAAGAGAAACAAACTCTTAAAAAATGCAGAATAATAAGTCTTTTCTCTATCAACTTTCTTAGAACTTATAACATCAAAATATAATTTAATATTATTGGTATCAATTTTACCAATACTATCATCAGGTTTTTTATCAGTAGTTTTTATAACATCATCTTTCTTTTTTATAAAATTAAACGTAGGCATAATTATAATAAATAAACTTCTTTAATATGAAAAGGAACTTGAGCTATACCACTTCTTTCTCCAAAAGTTATAAATACATATTTACCAATGTAATCTTTCTTATTTCTAAGAATTTCTTCTTGTTTAACATGAGGATAACTAAAACCAGTTTCAAACGTTTCATCATTAATATCATTACGACAAGTAATAATAGGAAGATTACGTTTTTGTTCAGGTTGAATATCAACAATTAAAAACTTACCATCAGTTTTAGATTTAAACTTTTCCATATAACCAACACGACGACGACCATATTGATAATCAACATTTGGATTACGAAGTATTAGTCCCTCAAATCCTAATCTAATAAAATTATCACGGAATATAACAGCATTGTTATCACTATAAACATTATAATCAGGAAGAATAACTAATTGCTTAGTATTATTAAGATGTTCATCAATATTATTGAAGTGAGCAACATTTCCTAAACTGTGAGTTCTAATATCACTTCTTCTTTCTTGAAGCATATCTTGAATAGCTATATCATAACACCAAAATTGAAGAAGCTTATTTTCTTTACAATTTGGGTCTTTAACAAAATGATTTATTTCATTAATAGTATGACCAGGAAGATAAACTTCGCCATCAAGAATCCAATTATCATTAAGCATACTCAACATAAATCCTTGAGGAATAGCATCAATTAGATAATCTTCAAGATAAGTAAGAGTATGCCAAATAAGACCTTCTCGACTTTGAAATTTAAGACGAACAGAACGAAATATATCATCTGTTCTATAAGCACTAATAAAACAACGAAGTCCATTAATTTTCCATTGTCCTATCATATTAGGAATTTTATTCCAAATCTTGCCGGTATAAGATTTAGCAAGCATAGGAAGAATATTTCCATTATTTTCATTAGTACGATAAGACGGAAGATAAGCTTCAAGATAAGGATATAATGAACTTGTACATTCCCTTACGGGGGGTCTCCCGTTATCATCTTTTATATCTTCAAAAGCGATATAACCTTGCTTTCGTTTATCGTTATAACGAGATTGAAGTTCTTTATTAGCATCCTTTTGAGTAACAGCATAACTTTCAATACGAATATTACCACCAACAATACCATACTCAACAGTGATACTACTCGCATCACTACTTAAATAGGCTCGCCAACAACAAGGTTTTTCAAGATTATTTTTTCTATATAACCATTCATTCATGTTTCTTAGGTTTAAAACTACCAAAAGCAAAATTCATAGTACGAGAATTAAGAGCTTCAAGACGTCTATCAGCAGCAGTTTTTCTTAGCTTACCGTCTTCGGATAGAGTTTCAGTGCTAACTTTTCCACTAAACATGTCTTTAGTTCTAACTTTTCGAGTTCTACGTACAGGTTCTTTAGCATCAGCATTGGATTCTTTTTTCTTATCACCTTTACCTTTTTTATATTTACCGATTTCCGGATGATTTCTCGCGAAGAGTTCGTTTTCTTTATCAAGAGTTTCAAATCTTTTTCGGTAATCAGCACATCGTTCATCAGATAATACTCCTTTATCAATTCCATTATCTAAAACATAATTAAATTTCCAACAAGTACGGTCGTAAGCAAAACTATTATAAGTAATAGGATAACCAACATTTTCGATATATCTTGAACAATCAAGTTCTTTAAGTAAACCATCAAGAACTTTTTCATGACCTTTAGACTTTATCTCTTCAGCCATGAATCTATAATCAAAATTGTCAGGACTAAAACTCATAATTTAAAAATCACTTTTATTGCATTTGAATATAACCACACGTTTAGGATTGCCAATAAGACAAGCGTTATGTCTATACCATAAAATAGCATCAGAAGTAGGAAATTGTTTAGGTACATTATCAAAAGTACAAACGCCAGTTTTATAATCAACATTAGAGTAGACCATGTTATCACTTTCTCCACTTCCGAGCAAACTAAATTTTTTAATAGCATCAGCATCTTCTTCGTTATCAATATCTACTTCACCATAACAAATAGTAGAACGTTTATCAATAGTAAGATTATTACAATCTTCGCCTAAACAAAGAGCTTCGTTTTCATCAAGTTCTTTTTCTTGTTCAGCTGTAATCGGCATCATTACTATTATCTTCTCGTGCATATCTCTAATACGGCAGAGCACTACTTTCTTCCGTATCCCAAGCAAGTTTATCTTTTTCTCCATTGTCTTTATAGTTTTCTTCTATATAATTATAAACATCAATAATAAGTTTATCAATAATTTCTCCGGAATATTCTTTCTTAAGTTCAGCAAAATCTTTAACATCATATTCTTTAGGAATAACAAAAGGAATAATATTATAATTATCTCTAAGCCAAATAGCCTCACGATAACCAGTCATATCATTATCCATAAGACTAATAATACAACCTTTATCATTAAGTTTATTATGAAGATAATCGTATTCTTTTTGTTTAAGTCTATAAGTTTCAGACGGAATATTAATAACTCCGATAGACATTCTATCAGTAGAGACCCCCCGTAGAGGATTGAACTGTATAAAATGATTCTCAATAGCAAGCCTATCTTTACTACTTTTGGTAATAACTATATAATCATAATTATTAAGTTCAAGATTTAGCACACCCTCAATGTGATTACTGTTAGTAATAAATCGAACATCACCTTTCTTACGATTAGGAAAATACAATTTAATATTATAAATACCATTTTTGTCTTGTCCTAATACATAAGCATAACAAGGGTCTTTGCTATCATAAAAATATTTAGGTTCGGGATTGATATAACGATTAATATAATATTGGTCAATAGCATAAACAAAATGAGTATTAAGATGATTAAGACTAATACCAAATTGATTCCAATATTTTTTATCATTATTATTCCATGGACGAGGAACTATTTCAATAATACTTTTAGTATTACGAATAGCTTGAAGAGAAGTTTCTATTTGAAGTTTAACATTATCGTCTTTTTCTTTTCCATAAATTATATCACGAAAAGTATATGCAATGTGACGAAGAACAAATTGAAAATCGTTCTTATTATTGATATTAATATTTCTATTGACAATACCAGACAAAACATAAGCAACTGCATCAAGACAATCGCCCCAAAAATAACCAGCAAAATCTCTACCTTTAAGCATACCTTTGTCGTTATAACGAAAACCAAAACTCGGATGTTCATCAATACGAAAAGGACTGGAAATTAAATCTCCAGTATCAATACAATGTTGAATAACATAGTCACTAATTCCTGTATAAACAGCAAATATTGTAACTTGACTGATTTTGCTAAATATATAACTTTTGGTTAGATTAGTATTATTAATATTTCGTCTCATATTATCATTCTCGATTGCATATAAAAGAAAAAGGTCTGAACTGCCAAAATAGCAATTCAGACCTTTCTAACCAAACTTAGAGTTGTTTTATTACAACTCTTTTTCAACCATCAGCAATTATATAAACACAGTTTTAGAACGGCAAATCATCAGTCGGATTAACACTTGCTTGAGGAACAGCACCCATTCCCATAGGAGCAGCAGCGGCAGCAGGAGCACCAACAGGAACTTGCGGATTAAATGCAGGAGCCATACCAGGAATTTGAGGAGCAGTCGGAGCTTTAGCTACTTCACGATAAATAATACTTTCTTTAGAAGCATCGACATGAAGAACTGGAGCACGATTTTGGTCAAACAGTTCTATATAACCTGTACCAACAAATGATGGGAACGCAAAATCACCAGCAGAATTACCACTTGCAACAGGTTTCCATTGACCCTTAATCTTAGTAAAACGAATAAGTTTAATCCAAAGAGGAAGATAATTACCGGTAGCAGATTTATAAACAGGCTTACCATTATTTTCCATATAACCTAAGAAATTCTCAAACAAAGTTCTCCAACCATTAAGAACAACTTCCGGTTCAACAGGAACATATTCCATATTATCGTTGAAGTCTTCGAAAGGCAGTTCAAGAGCATCCATCATTTCTTCGCTCATAGCATTACCTTTAAGAACGAACACATTAAGAATATGTTTCAGCCAATTCATAGGTTGTTCAACTTTCCATGCTTCATCGCCACCAGGAATAGTAAGAGCGTTACTTTCAGCAGGAGAAATACGAAGTGTAACATACTTTCTTACACTCGGGTCTTTAGCATTAGATGCAAAAGTAAATACTAAAGATGGAACAGCAAGACCGGCAAAACTTACCAAAGAACTATCTTCTTTTTGAGTAGCCCATGCAAGTTCAACACTTTCAAGATGAGCTTTAAACAAACCAGTAGCAGCGTCAATGTCTCTCTCGTCAAATTTAAGACGAGTAGTACCACGAACTTCACCTAAACCACGACGACGTTTCTTAGGAGTAGCAGCATTAGGTTCATTGTTATCTTTAATTTTAGTTGCATCATTTGCTGGATTTGCAACTCCAGCAGCATTAATTTCAGCCATAATTTAAACGTTTAAATAATTATTAAAATTAGATATAAGAAAGCCCGAACACTCAACATTTGTATCATGTTCGGGCTTATAAGGTAATCAGAGATGGAGAATAATATTATTCAGCTACTTCGTCAGTTGCAGCATCATCTTCGCCTTTGGATTTGCGAGTGCTTTCTGTATCTTTAAATTCACCGAGCATAGCAGCTTTAACGATAACTTCTTTATGACCGTTGAAGTAAGGAACTTCACGAAGTTCTTTAATATCAACTTCAAAAGTACGAGACATTTTCTTAGCTTCTTCGCCCAAATCTTCTTTCAATGCACCCCAAACAGCAGAGTCAGAGAAAGTCAGAGAAACACCTGTACCGGAAAGGTTAGAAGAATTGCTACACTTAGAACCGTAATACTTGTTAACTTGTTCAGGATTAACAGCGTTAGCAAGAATCTCGATTTGTTCTTCTTTAGTAATACCCTCAACTTGCAAAGAAGCAGCAAATTCGGGTTCGCCATTTTCAATAGCAGCTTTCAGAACATCATCGAAGTTGTTAGTAACATATTCAACTTTATCAGTCTTAGACATGCGTTCTTTAGTCTTAACAGCGTTACCGTTCTTATCAAACATTTGAATACCCTTAGCAATGCCCCATTCATCGAAAGCTTCGTGAATAGCTTTAACACCCTCTGGAGTATTCATATCAATGTTTTCTTCTGCACAGAAAGCAACAAGATTTTCGTCTTTGTTAGCAATAGCTTGCTCAATAGCGTCAATGTTAGAAACGAACATGATATAACCGCCATTAGTAAGACCCAATGCACGAGAAACAGCAGGAGTAATACGGAAACCACCAACAGTAGGATTAACTACTAATTCGGGTTCAGAAACTGCGTTACGTTTAGCAACATTAACTGCACCAAGACCAAAACTCAACTTTGCGTTACCTTTAAAAGTTTTCATAATTTAAAATTTTAAATTGTTAATATTAACCTCAACATGAGGCTTGATTTAATTCTTAATTTCTTCGGGTTGAATATCGACAATATCGGCATCATTTAATTCAGCACCTGATACTATCTTCAATTCAGTTGTTTCTGATACACCAAATAATATGTCAGAAGCAATGTCACGAGCAGCATAAGTAAAAGCTCTATGACCGATAAGTATTCGAGCATACTTTTTATAAGTATCTTTATCGAACATACCAGCAGCTTGAGCTTCATTATAACTAAAGTGACCAATAGCACGAACTTCCTTGCCATTAACGTTACGAACAAGTTCATATTCAGTAACGAAATCTACTGGCTTAGCAGGAATGCGAGTAACAGGAATCTTCTTTTCAGCAATAATGTTATTAGCATGTTTTTGATTAATAGCGACTTTATGATGTTCAGTAAGTTGGTAATCACGATAAATATTACCATTAAAATCTTGATACCATTTTACAGGATAAACATAAATATGTTCGTTATTTGTATCAGCTTCTGCAAGCTTAGTAGCTTCATCAGCAGTTTTACATCTAATAGCATATTCGGGAAGAAGATTATCAACATAAACATTAAAACCATCAGTACATTCGTACTGAGCCACATAATCTTTAGTAAGTTCCCAAGTTATGGCTGCCTTTGATAATAATGCTTTTATAACATGAATATCAACACCAGTTTTACCATTAATAACATGAATATGTTCAATACAGGTACTAAAAGGAAGATTTAAATCTTGCGCTCTCATTAAAATAGCAAGACCATCATTAACACTTTTAATACCACCCTTATCACTTCGCATAATCTTAGTGAGAAAGTTTTCAGCAACAGCTAATTGTTTATCGTCAAAAAGATTAATAGAAGAAAAGCGTTGATTATTGGTTTGATGTTGAAGTTCATTATTACTTGCAGCAGGAACTTTATCTGCAAGTAAATTTTCTTTAGTTTCGTTTTCTTTATTCTCCATTGTATCAAAGACCACTTGTTTTCTTTATGATTACATAGACAAAGATATGTATTCTTACCATTATATCAATCATTACTAATGAAAAAATTAGCACGTTCACTTCTTTTAACTATTGAATGCAGCACGGATTGTTTCTCCTTTTCGAGTTCCTTTTCTTCCAACGTACCAACCATATATAATTTATATATCTTAGCACTATCTCCATTAAAGCTAATACCATTAAAGCGATAAATAAACTCTTCGATAGTATCATTAAACGGAGTAGTGAAAATAACCGCGTCTACGCTTGTTTCCAGCGCATCAGATGAACGATTTTTCATGCTTAATATATATAATAAGGTGTTACGTTCAGCGTCTGTTAGAGAGCCGCTATTTGGGTCGAGATTGAACCGTTTCAGATTGATTGACGAAAGAGCAGCAGATTTAAACAGTTTAATATCACCAGCCTTAGCACCAGTTTTATAACGAATATAATCGCCAGTTTCTTCGTCAATAATCGCTTTAGGAGCAGCTTTATCATGATAATCACCACAAGCAATATCATTATCAAGCAAACATTCAGTAATTAAAGCAGCAAATTCAGCTCTTTTACTAACGATAAGAACTTTCTTATTAGCAAGCTCATTTTTAAGCAAATCAACAACAACATTAAATTTGGCTTTATTATCAGTGAGAAGATTTTTTCTTTCTCTCATAATATTATAAGCAGCAGTAGCCTTTTCTTCAATAACAATAGGATTAAAATATTCATCTATTTGTTTATCGAAAGGACTATTTTTATCAAGATTTTCATGCCAACCGTTATAAGAAGCAATGTTACGTCTTACTTGTTCAGCACTTTCTCCCGTAATTTTATTACCAACACGAGCAAAATCAATAGTTTCAAGATTACCAAAGATGCTAATGCAACTACTAATATAATCGCAATATTCATCGTATTTAGTTTTATCGGCATCGTCAAGATAACATGGAATTTGGATTTCCTCTACGGGGAGTGTGAATCGACTTACATCGGCAACTTTAGCTTCATTCATAGCCGGAAACATAGCATAAATTTCAGCTCTATCTTTAGCAGCAAATTTATCTTTTTTAGCAGTAATATTATTAATAATAAACAAATTAAATTTTGTTCTACTAATAACACAATTAACTCCAGAAATAGTATTAAGATTAATATAAATAGCAATATTATATCTATAATTTACACTACTTTTAATATAATCAGCGCTAAGACAAGTATAATTAGTTTCAACTATACCAGCTTTTTTACAAACGTCTACAACATGAGAACGTGTTTCATAACAGTCAACAATAACTATAACTTTAACATTAGGATTTTTAGCAACACTTTTACTTATAATTGTGGAACAAATTTCTGCATAATCTTCTTTCATAGCATCAAGATTGTAAGAAGCATTAGCATGAAAATCTTTTACCCACTTAGTAGCAATATCGTCATAATAATTATTAGGAAGAGTTTTCATAATTAGTCATCAAATAAACGATTATACATACCAGCTTTCTTACGAATCTGTGTCTTTCCTTTTCCTTTAGGAGTAATTCCGAGTTTTATAGGATTGATAATATCATAACATTTATTGTAATAATACTTATAATTAATATTACGACTTACAATATCTGCATCATCAAGACTATTTATAACACAAACTTGCATTCCAGCAGCAAGTCTTGAACGTTCTCCTGTAACATTATGAACTTTCTCAACAGTATAACCGTTATTAGTAACATAAAATCTAACATATCTTTGACATACTTTAGTTTGAAGTTTACCATTGACAACTTTAGTTTCTTCAACATGAAATTGACGACCTACATTTTGAGTCATACAAAAATCAAGTATATTGTTACTGTTTTGAAGAGTAGTCATAATAGGAACATTATTAATGAAATACTGATAAACAGCTTCGGCAACAATAGGCATACTATATCCTTTCTGTAAATCATTAGCATACATAAGAGGATTAAAGTCACCTTTAACTTCATCTTTAAGTTTTAGAGCACCTGTTTTCTTATCTTTAATTCTAAATTGAGCAAGATAGTTATTAACATCACGAGCAATAAGACAATGAAGAACATCAACGTCCATACTCATACCAGTAGTAGTTTTCCACCAATTAACAATACGGTCAAAATCAGCCTTTTTATCTTCATAAACTTTAACCATAAGACCATCAGTATTTGCAGATACAACCTGAATACCATTAAGTTCTAATTCTTCGCAAAGCATAAGAAGCATAAGCTGTCCATTAACAGTAACTTGAAGAGTAGCAAGACGGTCATATAGAGGTCCTTGTTCAAAACCAAATTTTCCATAGATAGCATTAATCACAATCTTAAGAACTAAAGCAAGAACATCACGAGGAATACCATCTATAATAGATTCCTCACTATGTTTAACTTCAACACGAGTATCTTTCATCCACTGTATCAAATTGCGAAAAGCAGACTTAACCATGTGTTTAGGAGCAACACCATAATAAGCCATAATAGAAGGATAATAAGACGACCATTTAACCTTATAACTTTCATTATAAGCTTGACTATATCTTATTCTTTTTTATTTCCATAACCATTATCAAGAATATTTCCTTGACTATCACAATATCTCCAATAATATCCATAAGGATGTTTTTTACTTCCGTTACAACCACACCGAATAACACTACAAGTATAACCAAGTTTCTCATGAATTTCATTAACGCTATCCCATATAGCAATAGGATTTCCAGCTAAATCAAATTGAGCAATATAATTAGATTTTAAATTACTCATTTTTTCACGATATTCTTTAGTTTTATGAGAAGATTTATCAGAATTGGCATATTTTTGACGTAATTTATCATCCATATAATAATTACTAATTTTCATATTATAAAGATTGTTAATACCAATACTAATTTGAAAGTTTCTTTCTTCTTCAAGAATATTATCACAAGTTTTTAAAACTTCGATAGTAAAATTATCAAATCCGTATTTAGTATAATCTTTTTGAAGATTAGTATTAGGATGATTACCAGCATGTAAATGACTAAAATGTTTACTAAGACGCATTTGTAAATCAGTAGTGCTACCAATATATTGCTTATTAGTAACATTACATTTAATACTATAAACGCATTTTAGATTAGCATATTTAGACCATTCTCCATAAGCAAAATTATCTTTTACTCTTACTTCCCCATAATTACCATGAGCAATTTCCGTTGTATTAGTAATCGGATTTACACGTTTACTTTTACTTTTCTTTTTAAATGAAAAATTAAATTGAACCATAACAATATAAGTTTTAAAATTATTTTGCTAAGATAATATCTAACTTTTCAATATGGAAATAAATTCAAGAATTTTTGCGCTTCCATTTATATAATTAATAAATGTACTCCCATAACGGGATAGTCGATGAACCTTACTCATATTATGATTCTCATCATTATTTAGAGTCTTGGCTGCTGATTGTCATATAATAATAGTTTTTCAAGCATTCACATTTAGATTTTCATCTTGTGTTGTAGCACTATTATCTTCACGAGTTTCCAGCAATTCACAAAATTACGACGCATCGTCACTTACGTCGGCATGATATATAGTAAATCTTCTATCAGCAGGTTTATCAACGAGACCCCCCGTAGAGGAACGATAAGTTCCTTTCCATTCAGTTGTACTCCATATTTCCATAGGTCTATCAGCACTATGAAGACCACCTGTAGCAAGATTATATTCAGTATCTCCAATTTTAACAGTCCTACTAAACGCATCTTTACTTACTTTATAAAGAACAAGTTTCTTCATATCAGCAAGAAGATTTTGTAGTTCAGGAGTTTTAAATTGAACACAATCAAATATAATCTTATTAAGGCTCATGGCAGTTCTAATAGTTCTACCATCTTTCCATTGTTTATAAGGAATACCACTAAATTTAGTATAGAATTTCTGAAACAGAACATCAGCCATATTACTACGACTGCTGCTAAGAACATCTACTCCATAACTTGCAGTAACAGCATAACGAGATTTAATCTCACTTGAATAAAGACGAACAATTTCTGCAACAATAAAAACATCATTAAGATTATAATGAAGCATATCGGGAATATATTCATCAATAATATATCTATGCCATTTCTCAACAACGTTATTAAGTTCGCGAATACTCATGCCTTTATACTTAGGAATCTGATTATAAATATCAGCATCTTTTTCGCATATTGGCGGCAATTCGTATTCTAATAATTCATACCATTGCAGATTAATAGAAGTCTGTTTAAGACCTTTAGGAATATATTTCTTTTCATTATTTTTATCAATATAAGTACCAGCTTTATTAAGAGCAAAGATTTTCATAACATCAATATCAATATAGGGAAGTCCAAACTTATTAAGACTTCTCATAAGAAAATCATTATGAATTTCTTTTTTATCTTTATCTTGAAGCTCAATAATTTTTTGACTTGTATTGAATAATTTAGTAATAAGTTCTTTAGTAGTATCACACTGATTAAAATACATCAATAAAGCTGCAATCATAAGTTTATCATAACTACGACTATTATATCCGTATAAATCAGTACGAATAGGAACATTATTTTCATCAATCATAAAATGATTAATATATTCAATCATTTTGAATAATTGAGAATCATCTTTATCTGTAATATAAAAAGATTTATGTTTAACAGTAGAAAGTCTACGTTTGATTTCTTCAACAGTAAGTTTCTGAATCATAGGTATTCTTTCTTCTTTATCGTTAATACAATCTTTAAATACTTCAAGATAAGAAGCTAAATCAACAAAAGTAATAGAAAAGAAATTAGGAAGAATTTCTACATCGTAACATTCACATCTAATCACTACCCATAAATTCTTTTATTATTAATATAAGTAATAGCTTTAAATAATTTATCTTTTACAGCAAACAAATGCTTGACATCATCAAGTTTATTCAAAGAGAGAGGGATATATAAAATAGGATAACCATTAATAATAGTACTTTTTCTTTCTCTTCCATCAATGAAAGCAACATCAAAAGCTCTACCAAAAACAATTATATATTTTACATATTTAAGACCGAGTAATTCATTGCCTAATATTCTTGCACAATACTTATTGGAATTACCAGCAAGATTATAATTAGAATAACAAGGACATTTAATATCATAAGTAACATACGCTTGTTCAAGTAGTTCATAATTGGTAATATCAAGCCACATAGCTTTTAGAATATTAATAAACTTATCACGTTTCTCTTTACCATAAGTACGAGGAATAATAATAAGAATATTAGAAGTTATAGTACCAATTCCTACTTCAATTGTACGACCTGTATTAAATAATCTATTAGGACAATCTTTACAATGTTCACAAGTATCTACCGTCATATAGAACAACATTACATGAATATAACTGTTGAATATGTATAAGTAGTTCCTTTAGGCATTTTCTTAAGAACAATATCAGTTTTATCAAAAACACTAAAACCATCATCTTTAGCATGGTCATCATTCCATATTCCATCTTCTGGATTAACAGCAGCAAGAATAAATAAAGGATGGTCAATATTATATCCAACAATAATATATTTCTTTCCTGCTATTTTACATTCTTTACCAATATATTTAACAATATTATTAGCACCAACTTCTTTAAAATCAATTTTATCCATACCGCAATACGAGAAAATTAGACGCACGACTACAAGCAACATAAAGACGACGACGCAAATCGTCAGCATCAGTATAAGGATGTCCATTCTTATCATAAACCATATCATTAACATCTACAAAAACATTTTTATATGTACTACCTTGACTTTTATGAGAAGTCAAAGCAAATCCATAATCAATATCACGTTTAAAAACTATATTACCAAGATTATCTCGAACATCAGTTAGAATTAAATATTTACGTTTAAAAGCAAAATATTTCTTCCATTTAGAAGCAGCCATTTCTTTATTTGCAGCTTTGGCATCATCTATAAGATATTTAAGTTCTTGACAATAAGTTATAAATGTAGATTGGTCGGTATGATTAATAATAAAGAGAGGTTTAGTTATAGCACCGCCATGAATAGCTTGAAACTTAACCATAAATCCTTTAAAGCCATAATCGGAGTCGGTAAAATTAAGAATATCACGAATAATATAATCTTCGCTATTGTTAATGATAATATCATTGAACTCGTCAACAATAGTTACATAACTCATAATAAGGTCGTTATTATTAAGAATAGATTTTTCGGCACTTTGTATAATACTATTACGAACATATCTATTCCAAATTCCAACAGCGCCATTAGTATAAGCTATACAACGATTAAGGTCAACGTTCTTCTCGAAATCTTTATTACTAAAAGCACGAGCAACAAGTTCAGTGAAATCATCAATTCCAACAACTACATAACCTTTACCGTCAATTACATTTCTTCTATGATTATTGATATAAGTAAGAAAATTATAAGTTTTGTTCTTAATATCTTTGCGAAGAATATCAAGAAGAGTTCTTATCGGATTATCATCATCTTGACGAATAATTTCTGTTAAACGATTAATTTTAACAGCCATTTTAAAAGCGGATGATACAGCTTCATTAACAGGAGAAAGCTGACTATCATCTCCAATAACAATGATTTTAATTTTTTGACGAGCACAATAACGAGAAATATAATTAACAAGTGCACGGTTAAGCATAGAAGCTTCGTCAATAATAAGAACTCTACAATTTAACTTTGTAATTTTTACACCACCAATAGGATTAAACGCAGGATTATTTGGGTCAAAATCTTCAATATTAACATCAAGACGAAATCCAAAAATTTTCTGAATAGTTTCAACTCTATGTTTAGTAGCATTACTCAAAACACGACAAGCTTTATGAGTAGGAGCAGCACAATGAATCATTGAAGAACTAAACTTACAATGGTCAATAACATATTTAGTAACAAAAGTTTTACCTACACCACCAGCACCGCATAATGCTTGAATATTATTTCGAGCATCAAACGGTGCAGCGATAAAATCAATAAGATTGGTAACAGCAGCTTCTTGACCTTTATTTAAAACAACATTATCGTTATCTCGTTTTCCAATATCAAATTTCATTACCAATCGAAATTAACTTCAAGTTTATCATTGTTATTATATTTATTAAATTCTCTAATAGCTTCCGCCATTTCGACAACATCAGCAGGATTGTAAGAAGAAACAACATCAAAAAGAACTAAATCGTCAACAGTTTTAATTATCTTTCCTTTTACAATAAGACCAGTAGATAGAGCAGAATAAAATTTTCTGTGCATCTTACAGCGTTTGTCTTTATCACGAATAATCTTTATTCTATGTCCAAACTTATCACGTTTTCGCATATATACATTTTTCTTCTTATAAGTATCAAAACTTTTAAGAGTAAAAGTATAAAGATTACCTTGATAATTACATTTAGTAAAACCATTCTCATCATTAACTACAATTCCGGTAGCTTGTTTAACAAGAATGACTTCTTTCTTTGGCGGTTCTCTTTTCTTCTTTGGGGGATTAAAAGAGAAATTAAATGTTACCATAATTATTTGCGAATAGCTTTCTTGCCATTCATAATTTTAGTAACATTAGAAGCTATATCAATCTTACGATTATGTTTAGCAACTACATCATTATTCTCTTCAACTTCTTTAGTTTTCTTCTGTTCAGCAACATCAGAATAAACGCGAGTATAACCACAATAATTACAAAGAAAATCAATTTTACCATTAGTGCTATTTCCTAAAGCAGCACCAACAAGAATAGTAATTTTCTTACCACCGCTAATCTTAACTCCATTTACTTTGTTAAGTTGACGAACAACTCCAACTTCATCGTAATTTTTTCCCATAACTTTACATTGGTTAAATTAAACATATGGATAAATTAAATAGCCAAGAATAATAACAATAGTTAGAATAACGACTTCGCTATCGTATTTATTATTCTTGACTAAATCATTCCAAAACCATATAATAGTCAATACTTCCAGTATTACTATTTCACTGATTAAGCCGCTCATGATGATTAATACATTGAGACCCCCCGTAGAGGATTGAATAGATTCATGACAATATAGCTTTAGTTAAAGCTGCACTAATACCAATAATAACAGTAACAGCAATAGCAATAACTATAATAGCTTTAATCCAAAATTTGACTTCCCAATTCATTTTGTATCACTAAAATTAATTATTTGATTAAAATAAGGCAAATCAACTTTATATTCATGAAAGAGTTTTATTTCAACAGGAACTCCAGGAATAGAGTTTTTCTTGAAATAGCGAACGGCAGACCTATAACCACTATCTTTATTAGCGGCTATTATGATAATCTTAATTTTATCATCTTTATCAGAAGTATAAAATGTAACCATAGTATTATAGATTTAAAGATTCGCAAAGTTTTTCAATATTAATATCATTATTCTTAATAGCAGCTTCGATTACATTCTTAACATCATAATATTTTTCATTCTCATTAATAAATTTATTTATAGATGTAGCACCGTCAACAGCATTATTATTTTTAATAGCGTCTGCAACTTTATCAAAACCCCTTTTCATTATAAAAACGAGAATATAAGCAAGAATACTTTTGCAAGAAACTACTAAAGCATTATATGGTATTGTATAAAAACCTTTATCAATAATAATACTAATACTTTTAGGATTATCTGCTTTATTTTCAAAAATTGTTACAGTAGGAACATATTCATCGGAATATATAGCATAACCAGGCTTTATACAAAACATATCTTTTATAGTATCAACACATTTATGAAGACCACTACCATTATATTTAAATAAAGCACTAAACAAAATAAAAGTTTTAACATCATCCATAGCATCAAATTAAAATAGATTCAATTAAATCAGGAAAATAACAATCAATAGTAGCATGATATTTATTATAATTAGCCTTTAAATTAATATCAGAAGCTTCACACATATCTATGATTTGGTTAATAGCATACACATAACGATTTTCATGCTCAACTATATTATAAGTAGAATTTTTATCATCATTTGCCAAATAACAAATATAAGCAAGAATAACTTTAAGACCAGTTTTAAAACAGACAGCTTTATTGGTAAAATTATTTTTATCCAAAAATATACCAACTATTTTATTATTAGAATCAACAGCTATTGCAGGATGATAATATCTATCATCATTCTTATAAATATAAGTCCAAATGCCAATATTTTCTTTAAAAGATTTATTAATTTCATTAATACAAATTTCATTATCATGAAATTCATCTTCAAGAAAAGCAGCAAGAAGAATATTAATTTTAATATTAAGCTTCTTATTATTAGTAAAATAAACCATAATATCAATATTATTTTTAAGTTGTTTCTGTTATATAATACGAAATGAAAGCGTATAAAGCTCGCTGTTCGACTTTTGTATACGTCATGTAGGATTAATCATTTTTGCGATTAAAATACAATGGCGGGGCTGCAATGAAGCGCAGAAGCCAATGTTCGGCTCTTTTTGAGAAAGTGCTCCGGAACGAACGAGCAAACACGGTTCGGAGTAGTACGAACAGTATAATAAGGAATATTAGTACGAATATCAACGCCTTTATCCTCAATAACACCATAACAACGTTCGGTAGAAAACCAAACAGTGTCACCAATACGAAAACTACAAACTTTATCAAAATTAGATTCTTGTAGTTCAGCAGCAATCAATTCTTCTTTATTGTCCATAATTTAAAGATTTATATAATTAATAAAACGAATAGTATCAATACAAAAAAGCCCAATACTATTCTCACGAACAATATCGGGCGAAATTTAACCTTTAAACAAAAACTGTAATTTAAGGCAAGAAAAGATTTACAAAACACAAGTAATAATATCAATTCAAATTTAAACTCTAAGACAAGCAAGATGCTTGTTTCGGCTTTCATTTCAGCCATCATCAGTTAGAGAAGTTTTAAAAACAGAGTACCAACTTCACAGTCACCTCTGTTAGGAACATTACTTAAATAACATGAGTTACAATTAGTACTAATTTCACAATCTGTACCAACTTTGGAATAAACTAAATTAGCAACAAATCCAAAACAAGTATTTATGGTTTTTTATTAGAACTATTTCTACGTCTTTTAATTTCAGCTTCAATCTCATCATCAGTAAACTTATCAAATTTATTTTCTCTATTTACATCTTTATGTTCAATAATAGATTTAAAAATACTATTAACAACATTTTGATGTTTAAGAGCATGATGAGCAACAATACTGAATACTTCTTTATATTTATGTTGAGTAACTGCATCAAGCTTATCCCAAACATTATCAACATGAATAGCTAAAGCAGCCCAATAGTCAAAAATATTATTGTTATTTTTAATGATAAGATTTTTAATTTCATCGGCAGTAAGAGATGTTAAATACTTAACTTTCTTAAGATACATATCAACATCATGAGTTGCCATATAAGCAATAGCATCATCAGTGGATAATTTATTATTCATATCGCTAAACATCATCTTAAGCAATTCTTCAATATTTTTCATAACAGTAATGATATTTTAATCGTTAAAACCAAATTGATTATCTTTATCAAATTGAACTTCTTCTTCTGTATTACTATTATCAAATTCAGCATTATTATCTAAATCAGTATGAACTAATTCAGAATCCATAGTAATAGTAGAAGCATCAATTTTATCTTTAGGAGAAATATAAGTTATCATAAAGACCGTTTTAGTTCCCCCGTAAAGGAACAAGACTATCATCAAATTGGCAATGAAACATATTATGGACAAGACAATCTTATCCTCTACGGGGGGTCAGAAACAACTATAATATCTTATTTGGCAGAATCGTCTTTATCGGCAGAATCGGCAACATTGTTAAGTCTACTAACATCAATATCGTTATTGTTACAAAACTCATTGATATTTTCGGCAGAAGCATTAGCAAAGTCAGTAAAAGCAGAAACAAGAGCCTTAATAAAGAACAATTCTGAATATCTATATTCAGTAGCAAGACCGTTTTCTTTAACTTGAAATTTAGTCCAAATAAAATTAACATAAGCCTTACTATCTTTCTTAAGAATACCAGCTTCTTTAAGATGACTGATAATATTAAGAGCAGTAAATCTACGAATACCAGCGTTAAACATAACAATGGCAATTACTTCAAGATTTGCTTTAGGAACACCAGGAATACTGGGAATAATTTCTTTCTTACTTGTGTTCTTAACAGCACCATCAGCAGTAGCAGTGGTAACATCGTTACCTTTCTTTAAATTAATCATAAAATTAAGAGTTTAAAAATTAGTAATAAAATTAAGAATATTATGTCTTGAATAAGACGTAGCAAATATAATAGTATTATCACTGTCTCTTATACACATCTCCGAGCCCACGAGACACTCGCTAATCTCGTA